CAACTCAGTGATTCCATCTTTGAATGCTGGTCCTACGTTTCCTAATGCAACAAAAGTTCCTTCAAGATTTTCCTTGATAGCAGGATCAACTGCCGCCAACAAAGCCTGAACTCTTTTATCATTCATTTGTTCTCTCAATGCTTCAGCGGCCTGCTTTCTTGTCATACCTGTAATTTTTGAAAGTCTGTCTAACTGCATGATGTATTGATTTGTACCTGCGGCTAGTTGTTTTGCATTTCTGCCTTCAACTCCACCTCTCATCTTTTGCAGTTCTAAGTAATCATTTGTAAATTCTGCTACCTGTTCATTGCTTACACCAAGTGCATTCAAACCTTTAATGTTTGGTTGCATTTCTCTACTTAAATTTGTAAATGCCCTTGCACCAGCTGTTGCTCCTCCAAACAATGCCGCAAGATTGTTAGATCCATCTGATAATGCTCCAGCAAATGTTTCAAGGTTAAATGATGTTTGTGTGGCCATTTTTTGTACTTCAAACAATCCGCCACCAAAGTCAATACCAGCATCACTTAGATTTCTAAATGAATCTATACTCATGTCTATAAAATTGACCAATGATTGTACAGCACCTCCTAGCATAGGTCCAAGTAAAGGTATTGTACTGATCAGTCCTGTGACGTGTTGTGAGAAATCACTGAGCCTATTTCCGCCCATTAATAATTCTTTGCCCAATGCTCCTATTGAAGCACCTGCGTTGGTAAGTCCACCAATAAGCATACCACCAACCCTTGAAGCCATGTTGCCCAATTTTTTGAGTGCGCCTGTTGTATCTTTTCCAGCCTGACCTAGACCTTTTGTTGCTTCAGTGGTTTGTTTTGTTGCTTTTGTTTGGGCCTTATTGGCTCCTATCATGCCCTTGGCATTGGCTCCATCAAAGGCACCCTGAGCTCCACCCGTATTACCGCCCTGCCCAGAAATGGCCTTTAAAAGTAGCTGTAATGTGGCTTCTGAAGCGGCGTTTGACGTAACACCGTCCATTCCTCCGCCTTGATAAGTAACTTGAACCATATATTAAAACCCGATATAACTCCAACTCATAAATATTGCATATGAATACTTTATTATTTATGCGGAGAAAATCATGCCTAATGTAAAACAAACAGGACCTAATCCGTTACACAAATATTTCAGGCAACCTAAAATATATATCAACTTACCAAGTAATGGTAATTGGTATCCGGAAGGTGCTATTGAAAAAACGGAGAACAATGAATATCCAGTGTTTGCTATGACGGCCAAAGATGAACTTGCATTCAAAACACCAGATGCGTTGCTGAATGGACAATCAGTTGTGACTGTTGTACAGAGCTGTGTTCCAAATATCAAAGATGCGTGGAATATGCCAACCATTGATGTAGATGCTTTACTAATCGCAATCAGAATAGCAACATATGGTGAAAAACTTGAAATCAAAACTAAGGTGCCAGTAGCTGGTACTGATAGGGCTTTTGATCTTGATCTAAGAATGCTTTTAGACAAGTATCAGAATGTCTCGTATGATTCAACAATGACAACTGGCAATTTGAAGATGACTTTGAAGCCTCAAACATATAGAGAGTTCACAAGAACTGCTATCAAGACGTTTGAAGAACAAAGGATCAATGCAGTTGTAAATGATCAAGAAATACCAGATGCAGAAAAATTAGAAAAGTTTGCACAGTCATTTAACAAACTAACAAACATTACCATTGACATGGTATCTAATTCTATTGTACAGATTCAAGCTGATGACACAGTGGTTGTTGACAAGAATCACATCGCAGAATTTATTGCCAAAGGTGATAAATCATTCTTTACTGATGTGGTTGATCATTTGTCAGCTCAAAAAGAAAAGTTTGATGTCAAACCTTTCAACATTGAAACCACAGCTGAAGAGCGTGAAGCTGGTGCACCTGAATCATTTGAAGTGCCTATTACGTTTGATCAATCAAATTTTTTCGCGTAAGGATCTTAAGTAGGTCTCTCGAAGAGATCCTAAAAGAAGTTGAAAATTTAGATAACGAGACTAAAAACTTCAAGCTAGAACTTGCAAGACTATGCTGGTATATGCGTGGGGGTGTGACCCTTGACGAAATGTATGCAGTTGGTCCTGAGGATCGAGAGATATTCGCAAAACTTGTAAAAGAAAATCTAGAAACTGCTAAAAAGACAAATATGCCTTTCTTTTAGGCTACTTGTTTTTGTGTAAGTTGTGCCTTAACGGCTTTTTGTAATCCAGCATCACTGATTTGACTTGCTAACGTAGGCAAGTCAATTTGCATTCCTGAACCAAGGTCTTTTCCAGTACCTGCACTTGCACCTGCTTTAGGTGGTTGACTTAATTGACTTTTAACTTGATCACCTATGCCAGCCTTTTTGATTTGATCAGCTAGTCCTGGTACATCAACATCCATTCCTGTTGCTTGTTGTCCTTTGGCTGTGCCTGGTGGCTTAGGTTGTTTGCCGCCTATTGCAGTTTTACCTGCTGTGCCTGGTGGCTTAGGTTGCTTGTCACCTATTGCTTTTCCAATGCCGCTCTTAGGAGCATCAACTCCGTCTGCTGGTTTTGTTCCAGGCATCTGTATAACTTTGCCTGTCTTGTCGTCTTTGCCATCTTTGTTAGCATCAACTGGTTTTGCAGTAGCGTCAGTTGACTTTGGATCTTCACCTGGTTTTGCTGTTGCTCCGCCTGGTGTTGGTGCTTTAGGATCTTCTTCTCCTGCGTCTGGTTTTGCCGCTGGTTTCAAAGGTACCTTTGTGTTTGTTGCTATGGTACCGATGGATTCATCTGATAATCCTGCGTCAGATAAAATATTAACAATGGTTCCCATGTCTTTTGGTTTGCCCATCTTGGTCCAAGTCTTCATTAATTTTTCTTTGGTAATTTTGTTAGCTAATTGTTTTGCTCCGCTTTTAACTGCTCCTGCGGCTTTACCTACAGCACCTGAAACTTTTTCTCCTGCCTTGTCCATAGCATCACCAACCTTGTTGGCTCCTGCTTTTGCAAGTGCTTTCATTTTGTCTAACACCGGACCTTCTTCTAGGTTGTCTTCTAAGAAATCGTTGTAGTCTTCAACTATGCTGTTGTATTTTTCTATGTCTATTGATTCTTCTTTTGCATCAGCCTTTTTATCGTCAGCTTTTTTATCGCCTGGTTTGACTTCCATGCCTGCTAATGCGCCGCCAAGTCCAACTGCCGCCGCGGCTTTAACAATATTTTGCGCCATATCGTCAACTGCTGTTTCCATTGATCCTGACGCTACGTTACTAAACACTTGTTTATATAATTCATCTCTTACATCATCTGGTAAATTTTCTAAAGCCTTGTCTAGATTTTCTGTAAACGGATTAGCATCTACAAAAACACTTTTAATTTGGTAAACAGGATTTCCGTCTGCATCAACACCTTCAATCATCGATTCAACAGTACCGCTGTATACAGTTCCGTCTGGTAATGTTTTACTAATAGTTGAGTTCCATGTTTGACCAACTTTAATATCATCCGGTACACCGTCGACTTGTATAGAATCACCAACAACAATTTCATTGGAGGCAGATATACTTGTACCCATCCATTCTTTTTGGGCTACTGCTCTTTCAAATCCTTGTGCATTTTGTAATGCTTCAATATCTTCTTCTGTCAGACCAGCATCTAATAATTTTTGTGTGTTTTCAGTTATCCAGGCATTGTCTGGATAGTCTGCTGAATTTATTCCTGCGTCATTCAAATCATCTGCATCAAGTTTAGCAACAACTTCTGTATCAGTTGCATCTTCTATACCATCACCTGACACATCTGTAGTTTTTTGTATTTCAACATCTGTGCCTTCAATACCAAATTCGTCTTGCATGGAATCAATAGCCTGATTTAGGTTTCCGCCATCTTCTCCTGCAAGAGCAAATATCTTGTCGTTAACCTGTTTCAATTGACCTTGTAAAACTTCTTTTGCTTCTGCATCAAGATCAGTTGAACGCATCAATTCAGCCATTGCACTTCTTGATTGTATAAGTTCTTTGGCCGCATCAGCATCTAGGTCAGCCATGCTTGTTGCATCCATGCCGTCAAGTGCTGTTATGTCAATTTCGCCTGAAGCATCATTAATGAATGTGTTTGTGATCTCTGGAGGTAACAGCTTGTCTAAAGCATCTCCTAATGCACCTGCCGCCGCACCAATTGCCGCACCTTTAACGGATTTAGCAACTGCTGTTGACAGTTGATCACCTTTCAATGTGTTACTTGCAAGTTTTAAAAAGAAACCAATTGCCGCACCAGATACAACACCACCACTTGCAAATGCAAGTACAGAAGTCATTGCACCAATTACAAATGCCGCCTTGGCTGGATTTTCTTTTGCAAAGCCACCATAACCATCGACAACCTTGAGTATCTTTTGACCCATTGGGTTGCCTTGAAGTTTTGTTTTTAATTCTGCTTTTAGTTTTTCAAATTGTGCATCAAAGTTTTTTACAGGGCCACTGTTCTGTGCCGCTTTCAATAATTGATCTATCTGTGCTTGTAATTTTTTTGCTTGATCGCCAACAACACCTGCGGCCTTGCCTAGTGCAGTTTTGTTGTCGCCACTTTGTACAGCAACTTTTTCTGCGTTTGTAAAGATGCCATCAATTTGTTTGTCAGTAAGTTCTGCTTCAAATAGTGTGTTGATGCTTTCAACTAATGGCCAAACATTCTTTTCCCATTTTCCAATATAAATGCGTTGTGCTTCTGTTAGCTCTTGCCAACCTTCCGCAAGTATTGTTTTTGATTTTAAATTATAAGATGTAACTTCACCTAGTTGCATTAAACTTCCTTACAATAATTTTACTAATTCTGCTTTTTGTTGTGCATTCAATCCGTCAAGAGCTTTTTGTATGTTTGCCGGAATAGTTGCACCACCTTTTGCTGGAGCCGCCGCTTGATCAGTACCTCCTGCTGGCTTGTCACCGCCACCGTATTTTTGTCCTAGTGTTTGCGGAGCTTCAGCATCAGTTCCTGCTTGGGCTTTTCCAAGATCACCTTTGAATGTGTCCTGTGCAGTTTTTTGTAATATATCATCAACCTGTTTAGGAGTAATCTGTCCTTGCAATCCTTTTAGTCTCGTGGTAGAAAGACCTTGTTTTTGCATGAAGTCCTGTAAGGCATTTACAGATGGTGCTTTAGGATTGCCACCTGTTTGTCCCATATATTGACGATATTGAGTGAATATTTCTTTGGCACGTTTGTTTGCGTCAACTTTTCCAGTCATTCCAGCGGCGGTGCCTTTGGCACCCACGGCGCCAGCCACTTTTGCGCCTACTTTACGTGCTATGTTACCTATTGCACTACCACCAGGAGCTTCGTTAACTGCATCTGTGCTTGTTATTTGCGTTATTTTCATGGTTTACTCTCCTGTTACTTTATATTTATACATAATTCATCGACTGTACCCCGTAAATATTGTAATGCCTCAGACGAGATATAATGTTTTTGAGAAAGGCAACTCAGAACCCTTAACCCAATGTAGCGATATGCACGAAGCGGATATTGTTATACAACAGTTAAAGGATGCCAATCCACACAAAGAATATGCAGTGGAACCTGTTGTTGTCTACGATAGTGATGCTTTTCGTTATGGACGCGATCCGGAATTGCATTAGTAGTTGAGCTAAAGCTCAACTTTGTTTTCGTTGTCACTCAAACAATTTTATTATATGAAATAAGTTGCGAAGCAACTGCTATCATGTAGATAGTTGAGCCATACTTCGCCCGTCTCCGGGCAAAGCAATGATGCCATCATGTAAGATGAGCTTACCATCTTAACTAAGAAGATTGCATTTCTGCATGGAGGCGGTAACCCGTCAACCCCCTACTTCAGCCTTCGCATAAGTTACGGAATATTAACACACCCTAGTTAAGCAAAGTGTGTTAACATTGTGGTTGCTTTTTCTCAGAGCCACGATCTTTTAATACCTAAGTTAGTATCAACCTTGCAACGCACCAGTTCCAGTCATAAGATCAGTATGACCTCAAGGTGAGTCGAGCTATCCCGACCAAACAATGTTGCTATATAGAATTTTATTTTGCCTTGAGTGCTTCTTTAAGTAATTTAGATCCGCCTACTCTCACGTTTATTATGCCATTGTAGTATTCATCTGTTTCTAACACTCTACGTTCAAACTGTTCTCTTGCCTCTAAGTAACTTGCTACGCCTCTGCTTGGACAATAATGTAATATTTCTCTTGTGAATTTTTCTTCGCCTAGTTTTTCTACGTCTGATTGCAAATGATCTGATGATCCCCAGTAGTCACGCCAGTCACTTTCAACTTTGCTTCTACGTTTGTTTATCTTACCCTTGAGAGGTGGGCGTGTCTTTCTGAATTTTGCTAGTTTTTTGCCGACATATTTCATACCGTTGGTTGTATTTGTGATCAAATACACAAATGCTTCACAGTCTTCAGGTAAGTTTTCTACGGTTTTTCCTTGATATGTCCAGTGCATTATAAAGATACTTACACTTAATCTTTATTTGGATCTTCTTTTTTGGCTTTGTAGTCGTCTATTATTTCTTTTCTTCGGTCAGTAGCAAGTCTACGTATCTCGCTTAACCATTTTCTAGCAGAACGTTTAGTGCGTTCGCTCTTGCGTATTTCCCAGGCTTCGTTAGCCTTATAGTATTCTAGATATGCTTTTGTTAACTTGTCGTGTGTATCGTCCATTATGTCATTACCTCTACATCATTATCATATGATGTAAATCCATTTTCTTTGATTACTTTCAACACGTTTGTAACACGACTTGCTAATTCTTCTTTGTGTGATATCAAATAAATGTTCTTTTGACGTTCTCTACCCATTTTCTTCAATACAGCAATGGCATTTTCTACACCATTTGCATCCATACCACTATCAACCAATTCATCAATAAACAATAGGTTGATATTTTGATACAAACTTTCCCACACATCTCTAAATGCCCAACTCAATCCTAGTATTAATCTGTTTCTTTCACCTCTTGACAAGTTGTCAAAGTCTAAATCTTGTCCTAGTTGTGTGATTTCAACAGTTAGATCATTTTTAAACACCACTGTGTGTGGAAGTTGTAGTCTATCCAAATAATGTGTAAGTCTGTTGTTTAGATATGCTAGATTTTGATCAATAATCTTTTTCCTAATGAAAGAATCTTTGTTTGTCAACAGCTTGTATAAAAAGTCTTGGTGATCCTTTGTGTCATTTAGTTCATTAACGGCATCCCAGTTTACTTCTTGTATTGCAGTTTTTTCTAAATCCTCAATTTGTTCTGTGTATGGATCAAGTTCATCAGTCTTTTCTTTCAAACTTTGTTTCAAACTGTCAACGTTGCTTCTGTGTTGATATGCTTCTTTGGCAGTTTCATAAAATGTATTTGGCTTACTGTCAAGTTCGCCTATGTCTTCAATAAGTTTTTCAACCTTTTGCATTTTTTCAGCCATGCTTGTTTGATAAACGTGTGCATCACCATAATCTTTTTGCAGTTTATCTTTCATTTCTTCAAGTTTGTCATCATGCAAGTCTTGACCACAAGCATAACATTTGGCAGTTTCAAGTTCATCAAGTTGTTTACCAAGTTTGTTTACATTATTATCAGCTTGTTCTAATGCACGTTCAACAGTTGCACGTTCTTTTCTTAAATTAGTAAGATGTTTACTGTTTTCTTCCCAAGTTTTTAGTTTTTCATGATCTTCAAGTTCACTATCTATGTCAAGTTGCTCTAATTCACGTATTGCTTTTTCTAGTTTATCTCTGTCTTGTTTGTTTTGTGCAATCCAAGCCTTTTTTCTGCTGTGCAATCTTTCAATATTTTCTTTGATCTTATCATTGCTGTTTGTGATTGCTTGTATTCTTGCGTTTTCTTCTGTAAGTTTATCTCTTGTTATTTTTGTTGCCTCTCTTAATAGATCAGCTTTTTCAGAAAGAATTGTAATACCAAGTAATTGTTCTATTATAGCACGTTGATCGTTTGGCTTTAGTGCTAAAAAGGGCTCTGTGTAAGTGTTAAGTGCCACAATATGCTTGAACATATCATGACTCATACCTAACAAGTCATTTATATCGCCTTGTGTTTTACGTGAATCACCTTGGCTTTCATCTGTAAGTTCTTGTTCTTTTTGATCTATGTAAAATTTAAGTGTGTTAGGTTTACGTCCTCTTTCTATTCTATAATCTTTGCCATTTTTAGTAAATGCAAGAGTAACTAACATACCTTTGTTGTTTGTTTTGTTTACAAGATTATCACGTCTAATGTTTGTAAGTGCTTGTCCGTAAAGTGCATAACTCAAAGCATTAATAATTGTTGTTTTACCTGTACCGTTACGTGATCCACTGTCGTCTCCACCTTGATCTAAGTTTTCACCTAACACCAATGTAAGTTGTTGCTTGTTGAAATCTACTGCCTGTGTTGTGTTACCAACACTCATAAAATTTTTAACTGTCAAATCTTGTATTCTAATCATCTTTGTTTAGGTCTCTATAAATTTGCAACAATTTACCTTTGTTAAATTGTTCTGATTCAATTGCTTCAATCTCTTTTGCAACTATTTCATCAACACTTTCAAACTTTGTAATGTCGATATCCGAATTCATTTCTTCTTCTTGTGTGTTTGGTATTAAACTTATCTCTCTACAGTTGTACTGATTGATAAAAGTTTCTTTTATGAAGTTTGCTTCTTCATAACTAATAGGCAAATCAAGTGTAACTCTTAGATACATCTTAGATTTTAGTATAGTTTCTTTTTCATCAAGCAGTCTTGATAATTTTATTGTTCTATACTTGGGGCAATTCCACCAATTGATGTACTGCGGTTCGCCACCATGTTCTAGTATCATCATACCACGTTCATCATCCCACGCATCTGCGTAATTGTGTGGCAATGCGTTACCAATGTAATGCACAGGACCTTTGACTTGGCGTTTGTGGAAGTGTCCACTGAACACATATTCTTGATGTTTAAAGTGATCTGCTTGTAATTCACCAGTGTCTGGCATCTGAACCATTGCATTCATGTAAAAGTTAGGAAGTTCAAAGTGTCCAAAGATGTATTTGCTTTTTATTTTAGGAATCTTCTTCCATTCATCTCCAACCAACCACGGAATAAGTGTAACATCACCTTCTGTCATCATCTCATTTACCATTGTGATGCCTTCAATGTGTCTTGCAAAGTCTATGGAGTTGATATCTCTTTTGTCTTTGTAGTATAAATCATGATTGCCAGGAAAGAAATAAAATTTTTCAAAAGCCTTGCCTAGCTTTTCAAGACTTCTAATAGTTGCGTCCATGGTCAGCATATTCAAACTGTTTCTGTTGTGATGCCAGTCGCCACAAAAGATACCAGTTTCGCAACCGTTTTCTTTGGCTTGTTCTATATACCAATCAATAAATTCTTCACAGTCATCATTGTGAATTTTTGAATTAGACTTCAATCCAAAATGGATGTCTGTAAATACTGCCGCTTTCTTAAACAAAATATTTCCTCGCGATTATCATAGTGTACACGAAATAAGTGTATTTGTCAAATACTTCCTTATTCTTTTTCTGTTGTTTTGTTTGCTTCTTTAACTTGTCTTTCCCAAGTGCCTTGGTTCTGTCTAGTAAAAGATGGATTCATGTGATTCATTTCTAGTATATCGTCACGTATGTTTTGATTACGTTTTTCAATATTAATGATTCTCACAAACGAATTTGTTACCGCCGCTGTGTAATATGCAAAAGGATTATTTGATTTTGATTCATCAAACTGCAAACCTATCTGTGTAAGTTGGAGAATAGCTTGTCCTTTCATTTCATCATTGTATGTGTAACCTCTAACGTTACCTCTTGTTGCATATCTTTCACACAACTTCATCCACATCAATGCAAGTTTGTTAGTTGCCATTCCGTGGCTTTTATTAAATCTACCATTTGACATTCCGCCTTCCCAATGGCTTTTGCCCACACATATCAATTCATCTTTTTCATTGAATTTGAAATGTTGGAATGGTGGAAAGTTCAATTTTGTCTTTGTATCAGCTACGTTTTTTGGATTTTTCTTTCTACCTTTTTCTTCTGGAATGTGATCATACGTCATAATTCGGAAAACAACATCAGTTTTTGCTATTTTTCTGTAGTCTACGGCACAATCAGCCTGCTTGACACGTTCACCTGCTTCTTTCCTTTGCTCATATTCCTGCAAACCAAGCCGTTTTGCCTTGTTTCTTTTGGCATCTGCTATGGTTCTGATGTTTATTTTGTCTATACTTGGAAGGATTATGTCATAACGTGCAAAATCGTCGTCTGTGTAACTGCAAAACGTGTTCTTTGACTTATGTATCTCCGCCAGTATATCTCTGTTATTGAGATAGTTTACTCTCTTCATTGTATTCTCCAAATATTCCGAGTTATAGACGGGGATGTCTTAAGTAAATAAATATTATTATAAACTACGCACATAACTTTGTCAACTAAATATATGTAAGGAGTTAGCCAAAATGACTACATTTAGAAACGGAAAAATATCAAAAGACAATATTGTTCGTGCAGATGGTTTCACTGATCGTGAACGTGCCAACGAATTTGATCTTGGTAACAAGCCAGTTGGATCTGATCCATCAGCTAATGGTTTCTTCAACGGCAAAGACCCGTTTGTAAATGGAGTTAAGGACTTTTTCAATCCTAGTGAATTAGCAAAAAGTATACGCAGTAAAAATGCTCCTGTAGACGGTATAGGTAATGTACAAAAAGCTAAGGAATCTGCACCAGCAGGTTTCAAAAAATCAACGGAACAAGACTGGCGAGTAAAATTAAGTATTCCCACTATTGAACCTTTTAAATCCTCTGCCTTGTTGGCGCCTTTAAGACACACTGGCGGTTTAGTTTTTCCATACACACCTTCAATCATTGTATCGCATAGTGCAAACTACAATGCTATTGCCCCTACACATACTAATTATCCTTACTATGCTTATCAAAACTCACAAGTGGATCAGTTGGTTATCACTGGTGACTTTTTTGTACAGAATGGATTAGAAGCACAATATTGGGTAGCGGCTTTACATTACTTAAGAAGTATGTCAAAGATGTTCTTTGGAGGAGAAGCTGACACAATTGGTGCACCTCCGCCTATAGCAAAACTAAACGGATATGGAGATCACATTTTCAATAACGTTCCTGTAATTGTAACACAGTTTACAACTGACTTGCCGCAAGACGTTGATTACATAGCAACAGGTTTTTCAACAGGCAAGGAACAAAAACGTCAAGTTGGTCCACAAGGAAGATACACAGAAACTTATTCCGACGGAAAACTTATGACAGGATGGGCACCTACACAATCATTAATTACTGTAACTGTACAACCAGTCTACTCAAGAAGCGAGATTGCACAGTTCAGCTTAAACAAATATGTCAACGGTGGATACATTGCCGATGGTAAAGGATTTATTTAATGCCAAATTACAGAGAGTCAAGTCCTTATGCTGACACAAATTATAATGAGACTAATGCTTACTTAGATCATTTTAGGGTCAGACCTATTCCAGCTTCAAGCGATGATGTTGTGTATCAGATAGAACCACAATACCATCAAAGACCAGATTTGTTTGCTTATGACATATACAACAATCCAAATCTATGGTGGGTGTTTTGTCAACGTAACATGGACACGATGGAAGATCCTATATATGATTTTAAATCTGGATCTAAAATTTATGTTCCAAAAGGGGCCGCATTAAAGAATATACTAGGAGTATAGGCTATGAGTGAAAGAATTATAGTTGACCTAGACAGAGCTGGCAAACTAGAAAGCGAAATAGAAAAAAAATTACAAAGCGGACAGTCCATTGGAAGTGTCATGGACGAATCTCTTGCAGTCGTAAAAAACGAAATATTCCAAACAGAAGAACTAGGTGGTTCAGCAACAATAGATGTTGATTCAATTGTTGATGGTAGTACAAGTTCTTACACAGGAGCAACTACAACTAATAAAAAAGTAATTGCCAAGCAAAACACAGAAGAAGTTGTGCTTGATGACATAGACTATGACGCTAGTTTTAGAAAAATGCGTGACCACAAAGTTGATACAATAAATTTAGTTGAAAACGTGTTACACAAATATAGATCTTTCAACACAATATGGTCAATGTTTTGTCTTACACCAGAAGAAATGGCAGATCCAGACAACACATACATGACTAGCGAACCACAAACTGTTTTAATTAGAGGTGCAGGTGGAATAGGAAATTATCAAAGTGAAAGACGTCCTAAAACAAGATTAGAAAGAGCAGGCGGCAAAGTTGAATATTACATAGAAGATGTAAACATCAAATCAATAATAGGATCAAGTGGTCCAACCAGAATGCCTCCTGTGCATAATTTTAATTTTACTGTCAAAGAACCTTACAGCATGGGACAGTTTTTAGAACTATTACAGATTTCAGCCATGCAGGCAGGTTATGAAACTTACATTGGATCGCCTTTTTGTTTGATGTGCGAATTTATTGGACACACAGACAATGACAAAACAGAAAGGGCTGGAAGAAGATTCTTTCCTATCCTTTTAAGTCAGTCCAATATGACTGTTGATGCGGGAGGTTGTGTATATGAAATACCAGCCATAACAACATCAATGGGAACCAATGCTGATAGTGTGCAAACAATTAAACAAGATATCACTATCATAGGTGGAACTGTAGAAGAAGCATTACAAAGTGGATCACAAAGTTTAACAAGAGTTATTAATAGTGCATTACTAGATAGGGAAACAAAAGAAGAAACAACTTTCTCTGACGAATACATTATATTATTTCCAAAATCAAAAGATCTTTCAAGTCGCAAGTTTAAAGGTGAACAGCAGGGAGATTCAGAAACATCTGCAACTTATGATCCTGAAAAAGAATATGCTTCAAGATACGGAGAAACCACAAGTGTGAGACAGGTTGATTATGAGACTTGGGTAAAAAACGTAACAGGATTTGCTGTTAAAAGATCAAAAACTTCAGATGCACTCAAAGCCAACTCTTTAAAACAAGAAAACATAAATCAAATTGGTCAAGGAAAATTATTAACAGACAAGCTAGGTAAAGGTGGCATACGTCCTGGAAACTACTATGCAAGTTATGACAAAGAAAAAAATGTATTTGAACAAGGAGCAATAAGCATTCCACAGGACAAGAGAGCATTCAAGTTTGAAAAAGGAACAAAACTAAATCAAATTATCGAAGAGATGGTTGTGTCCAGTGAATGGGCTAAAAGCATTACAGATAAAGCAACTGACCCAGAAGGATTTAGAGATTGGTTTACAATTCAAACAAAGATGTATTTTGTTCCTGTCAAAGACACAGCAGTTAAAAAAGGAAGAATGCCACGCATATATGTTTTCCAAGTTATTCCTTTCAAAGTACACAGTTCAATTTGGCAGGCACCAACAGAGCCATCAAAAGGAACAAAGGAAATATATAGAAAACTTTCAAAGGTTTACAATTATCTGTACACAGGAAGAAACAAAGATGTATTAGAGTTTGACATCAGATACAACACAAGATTTTTAACAAATGCTCCACTTACCAAAGGTAAGGACACAGCACAACAACAAGACAAGGGTGATTCAGCAACAAGTCAACAAAATCCTGATGAACAAAACATTACACAAAAAGAAGGTAAGAAGGAAGAAGAAAGAGTTTATCCTGTCAAGAATTTACAGGACAGTGACATACAAGTTATTACTTCTGGTATGCGTGGTACAGATGCAAGTACCAAAGACATTATCGCAAGGGAGTTTCATCAAGCATTGATCAATTCAAACGTGGACTTGGTAAGATGTAGATTAAAGATAATGGGCGATCCTTGGTTTCTTTCTGACAGTGGCATGGGCAACTATCAAGCAGAAAGCAGTCCTATCATATTCAACACCAAAGACAGAACCATGGATTATGTGAGAGGATTTGTATACATTGGACTAAACTTCAGAACACCATATGATTACAGCAACAGAGGAATACTTGAAGGCGGAATGGTGGGCGGAGATTCTCTCAAAGTTCCACAGTTCAGTGGCTTGTATAGGGTAACTAAAGTTGAGCATGACTTTAGTGAAGGTCAATTCACACAGACACTTGAAATACTGAGACAAATGAATCAAACAGGAATTGATACCAAACAAAGTTCAGATTCAGCTCAGGACATAGGTGGTAATGTAAAAGGCAAAGATGAAAGCAAGGAAGAAAAATTACCAGGATCATATCAAGATGCTAGTGGAGGAGTATTTGTATAATGAGTGATCTTCCACAAAAGAATACCAACATAGATAGAAACTCCAAGCACACAACCGTGGTTGCAAAACCAGGTCCATATGAAGCAAGGGTAATCAACAATCTTGATCCTGAATACCAAGGAGCTCTCACTGTACAGCTTTTGAAAACCAACACCAGTGGTAACGTTAACTTTGCAGAAGGTCAAGTTTACATTGCCAGATACCTTTCACCGTTTGCAGGACAAACACCATCTTGGGGTATAACAAAAAATGATACCTACAAGGATGGACAACAAAGTTATGGTATGTGGTTTGTGCCACCAGATGTAGGCACAAAGGTATTGGTGATATTTGCTGAGGGAAATCCTAATCTGTGTTATTGGTTGGGTTGTGTTAATGACAAGTTCATGAACCATTCCGTTCCAGATCATGCGGCATCAACTTTCACAACTGACGGCACACCAGATGATCTCAAGGGTAAAAAATTACCAGTAACAGAATACAACAAACAGATTGAGACTGGTTCAGGCATTGATCCTACAAAATTTAAAAAGCCATATCAAAAATTGATAACTGACACATTACAAGCACAGGGCTTGTTGGAAGATGAAACACGTGGTATCACAACATCAAGTGCAAGGAGAGAAGTTCCAAGTGCGGTGTTTGGAATATCCACTCCAGGACCTGTGGACAAGACCAGCGGGTCACCAAAGGTTAGAGTTGGTACAAACGAAAACTTTAACAACATATTCAAGGCAAGATTGGGCGGAACGTCATTAACATTTGATGATGGAAATGATAAATTTTTAAGAAAAAAATCTCCAAGTGAAGAATCACCAGACTATGCAAATGTAAATGTTGGTGAAACTGATGGTGATGTAACAAGACCACACAACGAGTTGGTACGTTTGCGTACACGTACAGGACATCAAATACTTTTACACAACACAGAAGACTTGATATACATTGGCAACAGCAGAGGTACTGCTTGGATTGAATTAACTTCAGACGGTAAGATTGATATATTTGCAGAAGACTCAATCAGTATGCACACCAAGAATGATTTCAATCTTACAGCAGACAGAAACTTTACCATTGAAGCGGGTGCTAATTTAAGTTTGAAAGCATCAGGTGATTATGTGGGAGACAAGATCCTCAAAGGAAGGGTACAGATAGAATCAAACAAAAACACAAACATACTTGTAGGCGGTAGCACAAAGATCACAACAACTTCAGACTTTGATGTAAACACAGGTGGAGCAAACAAACTTACAGCAGGAAGTACAACTGACATACTCAGCGGAGGCAACCATACAGAAACCGCTACCGAAATCCATATGAATGGACCGCAGGCGGCTACGGCCGCTGTCGCGTCCGCTCTGTCTACGCACCGCGTACCGGGTCATACGACCTACGGTATTCTTTCACAACGTTCTCCACAAGCTGAACCTTGGTCACATCATGAGAACTTGAACCCGTTAGCATTTAAAGTTGCTGTAACTGATAGAGATTTGGTCACAACAGTGGCAAATCCATTACCAACACCAACTACTCCAGACGTATTCAAAAAGGAGTTTAAAGCATAGGTAAATATTGATATGGCAGACTTATACAAAAAAATTACAGTTCCTTCAGGAGAAAACATACAACCAACTACAACTAACCGTGCCTATAAAGGTATAAGCACAGTAAATCCTGAGAACAACAGCAAATCATTGTTTGATATAGCATTGATAAAACAAGACATCATTAACAGTTTTCATATCAAACAGGGCGAAAAGCTGATGAATCCAGAATTTGGAACCATTATATGGGATGCCATACACGAGCCACTGACAGAAGATTTAAAAGAAGCAATAGCAAAAAATGTAAGTGATATTATTAATAGCGATCCTCGTGTAGTTGCAGGTACCATAGAGTGTGACAGTTACGAGAGCGGAATACTAATTGACGTAGATTTGACATATCTACCATACAATATTTCGGAACGTTTGAGACTTAAATTTGACGAAGATGCCGGACAGTTTTAAGTACGCACTTAATGGATTAAAATAAATACTTATAATAAGGAAAGCAAATGTCATCGACAAATAAACAAAATAGATTATTGTTAGCTGAAGACTGGAAGAAGGTCTATCAGTCATTCAGAAATGCGGAGTTTAAGTCCTACGACTTTGATAATCTCCGTAGGACAATGATCAACTATTTGCGTCAAAATTATCCAGAAGATTTCAATGATTACATCGAATCAAGTGAGTACCTAGCATTAATTGATCTTATTGCTTTCCTCGGTCAAAACATTTCATACAGAATTGACTTGAATGCAAGGGAAAACTTTTTAGAGTTAGCTGAACGTAGAGAGTCAATACTGCGTTTAGCTAGACTTCTTTCTTATAATCCAAAAAGAAACCAAACAGCAAATGGATTATTAAAATTTGAATCTATTGCAACCACTGAAGATATTGTTGACAGCAACGGAACAAATTTAGCAAACCAAACAGTATTATGGAACGATCCTGCAAACACTAATTGGCGTGAACAATTTGAAAAAGTTTTAAATGCCGCTTTGCCTGTAAACAGCATTGTAGGTAAACCAATTAAGTCAGACACAGTTGAAGGTGTTCCAACTTTCCAATATAGATTTGACGCAAGTAACTCAGATGTTCCTGTTTATACATTTAGTAAAAATGTTGATGGAAAAAATATGCAGTTTCAGGTTGTGTCAACAGATGTTAACGATGGTATCATTTATGAAGAAGCACCATTGCCAGGAAACAGTTTAGGATTTTTATACAGAGATGATGGAAGAGGACCAGGAAGTTCTAACTCAGGATATTTTGTACATTTCAGACAAGGAGTGTTAGATACTGGTACTTTCCAAATTGATGCACCAAGCACAAATCAATCAGTTGGTTTAGAAGCAACTAACATCAACAACACAGACATTTGGCTTTACAAATTAAATTCAATTGGTACTGAAGATCAATTATGGACCAAGGTTGATTCAGTAGAAGGAAATAATATTGTTTATAATAGTTTGCGTAAAAGTGTAAGAAACATTTACGGAGTTTTAAGTAAAACACAAGATAAAGTTGATTTAATTTTTAGTGATGGAACTTTTGGAAACTTACCACAAGGCTCTTTTAGAACTTATTATAGAACATCGTTAAATGATCAATATAATATTGTTCCTTCTGATCTTGTGTCAATTAGTGTAAACATTCCTTATACAAGCAAAGCAGGAAACAGTGAAACAATAAGTTTAACACTTGAACTAAAATACACAGTTGATAACGCAACAGTATCAGAAAGTAATGCAAGTATTAGAGAGAATGCACCAGCAACTTATTATACACAAAATAGAATGGTTACTGGAGAAGACTATCAGGTAAGTCCGTTAAGCATAAGTCAAGAAATTATAAAAGTAAAAAGTGTAAACAGAACATCATCTGGCATTTCAAGATATTATGATCTTTTAGATGCAACAGGAAAATATTCAAGCACAAACTTGTACGGTGCAGATGGAGTGCTATACAAAGATAGTTTCACAGAAAAGACCAGTTTTACTTTTGTAACTAAAACAGATATACAAGGAACCATTGCAAATACAGTTACACCATTGTTAAGTAAAAAATCAATGGTAAATTATTTCTTAACAAACTTTCCAAAAACATTAGTTGCTGACCTTGGTGCAAAATGGTCATCAACAAGCACAAAAACAAATATGTCAACAGGAAAATTTGTTGACTCTAATTCAACGCCTTTACAAGTAGGATCATTTACTGCAAGTGCTTTAAAATTTATTGAACCTGGCACATTAATTAAATTTACTGCTCCTACAGGTTATCATTTTATGGCAGATAATTCACACAAATTAATGATTGGTGCGGCAGATCATAAAAATGCAATAACTTACAAATGGATGAAAGTTGTTAGTGTAACCGGAGATGGCACAACTGATAATGCAGATGGGACAGGTCCTATAATTTTAAATGACATAATAGATTCTAATGCAATACTGTCTGAACTAAAACCTAAATTTAGTAAAACTTTACTTGCAGATGTGCAATCACAGATGACTGATCAAATATTTGCTTACAAGACATTTGGATTAAGATATGACAGTTCATTAAGACAATGGAGAATGATCACTGAAAACAATTTAGATATTTCAAGTGCATTTAGTACAGGTAAAACAGGTGACGTCACTGACCAACAACTTGATGCAAGTTGGCTGTTATTATTTGAAACTGATGGAGAGAAGTATACAATTACTACAAGAGGACAGAGATATATCTTTGAAAGTAATGAAGAAATAAGATTTTATTACGACAGCACACAAAAAATTTATGATAATAGAACAGGACAGATTATAAAAGATAAAATTAAAATATTAAACATCAACACGCAACCTGATTCAACTTCACCATTCAATGTAGATTATCCATGGGAAATATCTTCGGAATATAGAGATGGAGATGGATACATTGATAGTAAGAAAGTTGAAGTTACTTTCTTTGATTCAGATGATGATGGTGTTGTAGACGATCCAGAAACTTTTGTAACCTTAGTAAACGAAACAACAAACGCACTTTCAAAATATGTATTCTTAAAAAAATACACAACAAGTGACGGAATAGAAGATTACAAATACATGGACAATTCAACAGGTACAGTAATTATTAAACAAAATGAAAGTTTTGTTGGTGCATTAAGTCAATACACTAATGGACAAGTGTTTTATCTAGTTACAGAAGGAGTGTTTAAAGTTTATAATTCATCTTCAGCTTCAATCGATTTAACAACAGATTACAAAGCATACATTGGTAGAGATGGATTAAAGTTCCATTACATACATTCTGCAGATGATGATAGTAGAATAGATCCAAGTTCAAGCAACATTGTGGACACATATCTGTTAACAAGAACTTATGACACAAACTTTAGACAATATTTAGATGGTAACATTGAAAATTTACCATTGCCACCAAGCAGTGATAATTTGTTTAACAATTATGGATCGTCAATTAGTAAAATTAAATCTATCAGTGATGATGTAATATATCATCCTGTGAAATACAAAATATTATTTGGAGCAAAAGCAGATGCTCGATTACAGGCAAGTATAAAAATTGTTAAAAACCCAGACCAAGTTGTTAATGACAATGATATAAAAGCAAGAGTTGTTACTGCAATTAATCAATATTTTGCTTTAGAAAATTGGGATTTTGGTGATACTTTTCATTTCTCAGAGATGGCTACGTATGTAATGAACAAAACAGCGCCTGATCTTGTAAATCTTGTAATTGTTCCAAATCAAGAAAGTCAAGCATTTGGAAGTTTATATGAGATTAAATCAGAAGCAGACGAAATCTTTATAAGTGCGGCAACAGTTGATGACATAGCAATTATTGATGCCATCACAGCAAGTAAACTTAAAGCGTCAGGCAATGTAGTTACAACAACTACAAGTGCCACAACAGGCGTAACAAGTGGTGCAACTTATACAACTGGATCAGTTTCAAGTTCATACAGCAATTCAAGTTCTACAAGTACTTCAAGTTCAAGTTCAAGTTCTAGTTCATCTAGTTCAAGTTCTTCAAGCTCTTCTAGTTCTTCAGGTGGCGGATCCTCTGGGAGTGGATACTAATGGCCTATAATGCAAACCAAGAAGAATATCCATTACCGGCAGGAGATCAAAGTAAAGCCCAGCACCGCAGAACAAGTGCGGAACATCTTCCTAAATATTTTAGAACTGCACACAATAAAAAGTTTTTAAGTGCTACACTTGATCAATTACTAAATCCAGGTGTTGCTGAAAAAATTAGTGCATACTATGGCAGAAGAATAGCAACTGCTCGTAAGGCGGCAGACACTTATGTATCTGATGTTAGCACTGAAAGAGAAGAATATCAGTTTGAACCAGCAACTGTAATCAAAGATAATTTAAACAATGTAACTTTTTACAAAGATTACAATGATCTTAAAAATCAAATCAAAGCATTCAACGGAACAGTAGACGATGACAGTAAAGCATTTAGACAAGAATACTATGCTTGGAATCCGCACATTGATTGGGATAAATTTACAAACTTTAGAGATTACTATTGGCTACCAAACGGACCATTGTCAATACCTGTAACAGGACAAGCTAAAGGAATTACAAGTACCTACACAGTAACCAGCATTGACAACTTGGATAACAAGGCATACGTTTTTACTCCAGACGGAAAAACAAACAATCCTACATTAAAACTTTATAGAGGTCAAACATATAAGTTTGAAGTTAATACTCCTGGAATGCCTTTAAGTTTCAGAACTGCAAGAACTTTAGACAATGACTATCTATACAGCTCAGGCATAAGTGATAGCACACATTCTACTGATGTTGGCACAATAGAATTTACAGTAGACTTACTTGCACCAGACACTTTATATTATGTAAACAGTAATGATATAAATGCAAGTGGGCTTATTCAAGTATATGATGTTTTAGAAAACTCTGCTATAGATGTTGAAGCAGAAATACTGGGCAAGAAAACTTACAAGATGACCAATGGCTATGAAATGTCAAATGGTATGAAAGTTAATTTTGAAGGCACAGTAACACCTGCCAAATATGCTACAGGCAGTTGGTATGTAGAAGGTGTAGGAGATGAAATAAAACTTATTGCTGAACAAGATGTAATGATACCTGGTACATATTCAACAAGCAGAGCCAATCCTTTTGACTCTGAAGGATTTGACAGAAGTCCTTTTAGTACTGCCAGTGCTTATGCAGATGCACATGATTACATTGTACAAAATAGATCAGCGACAAGTAGAAGTCCATGGTCAAGATATAATAAATGGTTTCATAAAAGTGTGCTTGAAAATATTGCAACAATACTTGACGAACCAGCAGACATAAATCAAACAGGTAGAGCGGCAAGGCCTATTATAGAATTTGATGCTCAATTAAAATTGTATGGCTTTGGTACACAGGCAAAAGATGATGTTGATCTATTAGACACATTTACAGCCGACGTGTTTAGTACAATAGAAGGTGCAATAGGTTACAATATTGATGGAGTAGACGTAGGTGACAATATGAGAATATTGTTCACAGCTGATCCAGACACAAGAGTAGCAGGTAAAATTTTTAAAGTAAAATTTATTACACATAACAACGTTAGACAGATAAGCCTTATTGAAGAAACAGATTCATCTCCATTAGAAAATGAGTGTGTGCTTGTACAACAAGGAGAAACTTACAAGGGCAAGATGTGGTATTACAATGGTACCAAATGGTTAGCTGGACAAGAAAAAACATCAGTAAACCAAAGTCCAACCTTTGACCTGTACGATGTTAATGGAAATGATTTTAAAGATGCAACAACTTACCCAAGTTCTACTTTTACAGGAACAAAACTTTTCAGTTACAAACGTGGAACAGGAGCCAATGATAGTGTTTTAGGTTTTCCTTTAACATACAGAGCATTAGTAAACACAGGAGATATTGTATTTGATTTCAATCTACTTACTGATACTTTTACATATCAACAGATGAACGCAACGTTTTCTGGAAAAACAGATGTAGGTTTATTAAGAAGATATACAGATAGAACAACATTTACATACGCATCTGGTTGGACAAAAGGATATGAAGAAAGCAAACAGTTGGTGCGTAGACAATATATTGTAAACACACAGCTAAATGACTTTGCTATTGATGTTTATAACAGAAGTGGTGACATTAACGATTTATGGGCAAGAGTTTATGTAAACAATAAAGCAAAATCAAGCGGAGTTGATTACACAATAAACAGATTAAATGGAATTGCTTATATAAGATTTGTAAATGATTTAGCTGTTGATGATATATTAGTTATTAAAACAAAAAGTGCAACAGTTAAAAATTCAAATGGTGTTTATGAAATTGCAGGAAACTTAGAACGTAATCCTTTAAATGATAACATTGGAAGTTTTACTTTAGGAGAAGTAAATGATCATGTGTCTAGTATTGTTGAAATGCGTGATGACTTTTCTGGCGTGTTTCCAGGCACTGGAAATTTAAGAGACCTTGGAAACTTATCTGCATATGGAACAAGATTTATTCAATCAAGTGGACCTTTTAATTTAGCAAATTATCATGTAACAAGCAAAGATGCAAACATTGTTCATTCATTAAGATTTGCAAGAAAAGAATATGGCAAATTTAGAAAGTTATTTTTACAAACAGCAACTGGTTTAGGATTTGATGGAGCAACAAAAATACACTTTGACAAAGTGATGGAAGAATTGAACAAAAGTAAAACCAACGATATGCCGTTTTACTTTAGTGACATGATTGGTTATGGAACGTTTAAGAAATCTACACACGTTGTTGAAAATACATCTACTCAGTATTATGCTTTGGCAACAAATTTTGATCTTACAGCTTTATCAAATAGAGCTGTCAGCATTTACATCAACGGAGTTCAGTTGATACATGGCACTGATTACAAATTTGAATCCGCCTATGCAGGTTTTGTAACAATTACAAAAACAAAAGCTATAAATGATGTAATTGAAATATTTGAATATGAAAATACTGACGGAAGTTACATTCCGCCAACTCCTACAAAGCTAGGTTTGTATCCTAAATTTAAGCCAGAAATTTTTGTAGACAACACTTACCAAACTCCTACAAAAGTTATTCAAGGACATGATGGAAGTATATTTGTTGCTTACAATGATTTTAGAGACGACTTACTACTTGAATTAGAAAAAAGAATTTACAATAATATAAAGGTAGAATATGATGTTGACATTGTAAACATACATGACTTCATTGGCGGAGAATCAAGAGATACAGGATTCAGTAGAGCGGCGAGAGACAAAGCATTACTACCTGACTTTGTTGAATGGAACAGAGCAGTAGGTGATCCAGATTACACAGACTTTTCTTTCTGGTCAAGAACTAATAGTTTTACATACAATTATAAAAATACTAGTTCACCAACGCAAAAAACAAATCCAGGTTATTGGAGAGCAGTTTACAAAGAAGCATATGATACGGATCGTCCGCATACGCATCCATGGGAAATATTAGGATATAGCGAAGAGCCAACTTGGTGGCAAACTGTTTATGGTGCGGCTCCTTATACAAGTGAAAATAAAATACTTTGGCAAGACATTGAAAAAGGTGCTTACAGAATACCTAATGTGCCAATGGTTTACAACGAAAAATATGCACGACCAAACATAACAAAGCATATACCAGTTGATGATGGCGGTAACCTATTAAGTCCATTAGACAGTAACTATGCAAAAAATTATATTAGCAATAGAACGCAAGAACCTTTTGTGTTTGGTGATCAAGCACCAACTGAAAATGCTTGGCGTAGAAGTTCTGAATATCCTTTTAGTTTAGTAACTGCATGGATATTAAACCAACCTACTAAAATTATTGGTTTAGGATTAGACAGATCAAGACTTAAAAGGAATCTTGCTAAAGAAATAATTTATACAGAAACTAGTAAAAGATTAAGATTAAAAGATATTGTGTTTCCTAACACAGTATCTGATACTGAACGTGTACAAACAGCAGGTTTGATAAACTATGTCGCAGAGTATATGAATAGCAAAACTGTAAAATACTATAACAACTATCAAACTGATTTGAAGAGTATCACTAATCAATTAGGATTAAAGATAGGCGGATTTACTGATAAAGCTAAATTCAAACTCATACTTGATAGCAGAACTCCATACAATGAAGGCAATGTTTTTGTACCAGATGAAAACTATCAAATATTTTTAAACAAGAGTAGTGTAGTTGACCTTGTGCCTTACAGTGGTGTTATAATTGAGAAAGTAGCAAGTGGCTTTATTATTAAAGGTTATGATTATGACAATCCTTACTTTAAATATATCACACCAATTGAACTTGCAGATGATCCGTTGGTAAGTGTTGGCGGAGTTAGCGAAGACTTTGTTAGCTGGACATCAGGACAAGTTTATTCACCAGGATTTATTGTAAAATTTGCAGACGAGTTTTACATGACAGAAACTTTGCATACTGCTGGTGATAGTTTTGAACAAGCAAACTTTGTAAGATTATCAGAACTTCCTGTAAAAGGAGGCAGACAAGCATTTTTCAGACGTCAATGGAACGAAGGAATAAATCAACAACCAACTGAACTAGCTTATGGTACACAAATTAGAACTATACAGGGAGTTGTCGACTTCTTATTAGGATATGAAAGATATTTAAAATCACAAGGTTTTATATTTGAAAATTACAATAAAGAAATAAACGAAGTTGAAGATTGGTCTTTAAGTGCAAAAGAATTTATGTTTTGGACTACACAAAATTGGCAAGCCAATAGTGTAATTACATTAAGCCCGGGAGCAATTAATTTACAATTTTATAGAAAGTATCATGTTGCAGATAATTTGTTTGATAATTTTTATGGATACAACTTATTCAAAGCAGACGGTAAAAAATTATTACAAGCAAACGTAAATGTTTATAGAGATAATGATAACAATTTAGGTATATCAACTAAGAATACAACAGATGGAGTCTTTGCTGTTAAAGTTCCTTTGGTACAAATTGAACACGTTTGTTTACTTGACAACAGAACTGTGTTCAGTGATTTCATCTATGATTTAGAACCTGGTTATAGACAAGAACGTATTAAGGTACTGGGTTATAGAACAGATGACTGGACAGGTGGTTTAAATATTCCAGGATTTGTATATGATGACGTAAACATTTCAGAATGGGATTCATGGAAAGATTATGCTATAGGCGATACAGTAAAATATAAAGAGTTTTATTACGTTGCAAAACAAAAGATTCCAGGCAAAGAAGTTTTTGTTGATACTGATTGGCAAAGACTCAACGGAGCACCACAGTCTGGGTTACAAGCAAACTTAGATTACAAAGCAAAACAATTTGCAGACTTTTACGATCTTGACACGGATAATTTTGATACAGACCAACAAAGGGTAGCACAGCATCTTATTGGATATCAAAAAAGAAAATATTTAGAAAACATTATCAATGATGATGTGAGTCAATACAAATTTTATCAAGGCTTTATACAAGATAAAGGAACACTCAATAGTTTAACTAAATTGTTTGATGCTTTATCTAACACAGATAATGATAGTGTTAATTTTTATGAAGAATGGGCAGTAAGATTAGGACAGTTAGGTTCATCGCAATCTTTTGAAGAAGTTGAGTATAAGCTAGATGAAAGTAAATTTAGATTAAGTCCACAGCCGGTCGAATTAGTACAAACAGTTACAGGTGACGAAACTGATTTAATTTATAGACAAAGACCATTTGAAACTTATTTAAAACCAGATGGTTACGATCATAGTCCTTTTCCAACAAAGTATAAAGATGACGATTACATAGAGACTGCTGGTTATGTCAATAGTGCAGATGTCAAACAAACAGTTGCAAAATATGACGATATTCTAAATTTAACTCTTACAACTTTAAATGTAGGAGATTACATTTGGACAGGAACAAGTAAAACAGATGACTGGGACGTTCTGAAATACGTAAGAACAAATGACAAGGTTGTAAAAGTTACTAAAAATGGAACTACAAATGAAGTTGAAATACAACTTAACAACCAAGCAAATTATGTCAAAGATGATATCATTGGTATTGTTGATGTTGCAGATACTGAAAAGTTTTTCAAAGTATTAAGATCTGAATTAGATACTGTATTCTGTACAGACAATGGTGAAACTTCAGATGTAGAAACTGCAAACGGCTTTGTAACAACATTTACATCTGCAAGAGTTGCCAACCTAGAAGAAGCAAACACAAGATTGTTTGCTGGTGAATTCCAAGTTGGTGAATTACTTTGGGTAGACAATGATAGCACCAACCGTTGGATTGTTTTAAAGAATACACCGCAACACAGCGAGTTACAAGTTATTAGTAACGTTGAAACTGGAGACTCAAGTACAAACTTTGGAAAAGTAATTGGTGCTGATGATAGAAACACAACTCTTGTAGTTGGTGCAAGTGAATCAAACAAGGTTTACATATTCCAAAGAACAAACGATAACACAACTTATAATCATGCACAGACGCTTGATGCTCCTGCGAATTTATACACAGGTGATGGTAAGTTTGGTACAGGGTTAGATATAAGTTCAGATGCTAAATGGATTGTAATTGGAGCACCAAATGCCAGCAACGCAAAAACAAAATTCAAAGGCACATTTGCAAGTAACGTAAGCTACACAGAAAAAGATATTATACAATATCAAGAAAACTTTTGGGAGGCACAATTTCCTATTTCTGCGGCACAGGGAACACTTACTTTTAATAGCTTCTATGATCCTACACAGTTAGCAAAAACAACATGGACAGGCACAGCTTATCCAGAGATAGTTTATGCAATAAGAGGAAATTATAATTTTAATTTGCCAACGGATCATATTTTAGTGAGAGCACCTACTGTACAATACGAAGGATCAGCAGTAGGAGATACATTAGTATTCAATTGGAAACAATATTCTCAAAACTATCCAAATGGCATTTTACCTTTTGGATCATCAGGACCTGCAATCAGTGAACTTGAAGGAAACAAAATTATACAAGCAAAAGTTGATGCTGTATTATATTTTGATAATCTTTTAAGAACGCCACAGGTAGGAGATCTAATTAGCACAGGATCAGCGATAGGAACTGTAAATGCAATCAGTGTACAGAACGTAAACCAAGCAGTGATTTACATCAGTAACATGAACGGACAGTTTTTAGCAAGTGATTCAGCAACACTTGGTGGCGTAGCAATGGGTACATACACATTGGTAGAACCTGTAAATTCACAAGCGTCATTTGGTGGTTGGTGGAAAATAGATGTTGCAACTTCTTTCAACACAACAGTTAAAACAATTACTACACCACAGTTTGTAATACAGGATATCATCACCCAAAATGAAAGCAAGTCTGCAGAAATTTATTACAACACAATGGATGATGTATATGCTTTAAACCAAGTTACTGATCCAACCAAAGGCGGAAGGTTAGGACATTTAAGTTTCTACAATAAACAAGGACAGTCAGACATGAGTCCATTCTGGTTCTTTAGAGGACCTAAGGCTTGGACGGATACTTTAAATGTAGCCAATACGTTTACAATGAGAGTAAATGAAATAAGAGGCGGAGCAGGATTTACTTTATATGATCCAGGTGTGCTTGGATTATCTTTCACTTATCTCAATGACACTTTACATACTGTTTATGATTTATGGGACGGATTTGTTGATGTAACATTTACAAATTTTGACAACAATGGTAATCCTTTTATTCCACAGGTGGGTGATATAATTGTTGACCAACAGTCAGGAGCAACTGCCACAGTGGCTTATCTACAGGAACAGTTATTAGATTGTAGATTGTATGTCAAAAATAGAAGTGGATCATTTAAGTTTGGTAATTTACACAGTGATACAAGCACCATTGCAATCAAAGATGGCGTAAGTGCAGGAGTTGATAGACTTTCAGGTAGACTTGACAATGCAAATATGTCTGGAAGTATTGCAGGTAAACTTGTTGTTGTTAAAAACACAGATAGTACAATGTTGCCTGTTACTGTACCAACATTTAGAGATGAATTAGAAATTTATGTTTACAACAATAGAACAGTAAATGGTGTTGCAAGAACGCCTAACACTCCTAATCCTTTAAACAAAGACTGGGCTCAAGTGTCTGCTTTAAAATTAGATACGACTGGAACTCCTAGTAGCTTTACAAATGAAGGAGCATATTTTGTTTACGAAAGAATGGGAACAGGACTTTACAGTTTCCAACATGGTTACACAAATCCTCAAAGAGAGTCAAGCAGATTCTTAGGAACTATTGTCAAGTTAACAAAATCTACACAAAGCGAATTGTATAGATTATTTGTTTCTGCTCCAGGTAACAATACAACAAGTAACAGTGGTAGAATACATCTAGTCACACATGGTAGAGATACTGACGGTACAACTTATGAATGGGCTAGAAGTAAAAACTATTACTTCAAGGGTGAATTCAGTGATTCTATTCCTTACTACACAAACGATATTGTGTTGTATAATGGAGCATTTTATGAAGCAAAAACAAACTTAACCGCAGGTGCTTGGGACGTAACATACTGGACATTAATTGATGCGTTCATTGACTACATAGGCTATCTACCAAATGATACTAATCTAGCAGTTACTGATGATAGCACGTTTGAAAAAACAAACTTAACAAATTATGCACACCCATTTGCAGTTGCAAAATTTGGTGACGTGATTGCAACTGTGGCTGACTTTGACAACAGCGATCCTAAAATTATAATTTATAGATTTATTAGAGGACATTATGGATTCTCACAAATGATACCAGCACCAGTCAATGGCATAGGGTTTGGATCAAGTATTGCTGTAAGCGATGACGGTTCAATGGTTGCCGTTGGTGCACCTTTGGCAGATGATAGAGCAAATGACAATGGTAAGGTATTTGTATACACAAACAATCTTGGAACGTTTAGTTTAACACAAACATTGTATAGTCCAGAAAAAGATGTTGCTGAAAGATTTGGAGCCGCTATAGACTTCAATGGCAATGATTTAGTTGTAAGTTCAAAGGGTGGTGACCTTGTTACAAACACAACGTTTGACAACCTTACAACAACTTTTGACAATAACCTAACACAATTTGAAAAAGTAAACAGTGATAGTGGTCAGGTGTTTATGTATCAACAGGTAAAAAACAAATTGCTATACGCAGAAAAATTTAATTACAAAAATCCTGCAACTGAAAGATTTGGTGAATTCTTGTTGTTTAATGAAAACCACGTTTATGTACCAATGCCAGAACTGTCCATCACAGATGATAACTTTATTGGAACATTAATTGATTTCAAGAGAACACGTGATATTATGCCTTGGGCAGTTTTACACAGTCCATTGGATCAAGTTGATTTAACAAAATTCAAAGGAGTGTTCATATATAATATCTCAGAAAATCCTGTTGCAAGAGCAATAGATTATATTGATCCTATACAAGGAAAGATAGCTGGAGCGGCGGAAGAAGAACTTACTTTCAAAACGCATTATGATCCAGCAGTATACACTAACGGTACAGCTTCGCCAACAACTGTAATTGATTCAGAAAATTATTGGAATGACAAATGGGTTGGAAGACTATGGTGGGATCTAAGCACAGCTAAATTTGTAAATCCTTATCAAGGAAATATAATCTATAATACAGCTAATTGGAACAAGTTATTTACAGGAGCATCAATTGATGTTTATGAATGGGTTGAAACAACACTTACTCCTACCCAGTGGGCCGCACAGGCAGATACAGAGGAAGGACTCACAAAAGGAATAAGTGGTACTCCTAAAGACACATCAACATTTGTACAGATACAAAAATTTGATAGTGTTGCAAAGAGCTTTTTCAACAAATATTACTATTGGGTAAAAAATACAAAAATTATTCCTCAGGTAACGTTTAGAAAAACATCTGCTTATGATGTTGCACAATTAATTCAAGATCCTGCAGGACAAGGACAAAGATTTGTTGCACTTTATTCTGACAGCAGATTTGGTTTATACAACTGTGAAACACTTGTAAGTGGACCTGAAAATGCAATCAACTTTAGATACTGGACTATTGAAAACAAAGAAATCAATACTCATAATCAATATCAATTGATCACTGAAGGTTTAGATACAAGCAGACCAAACAGAGATCTTGAACGCAAATGGTATGACAGTTTAATAGGTGTAGACACCAACGAAAGACCTGTACCAGATACTGTGTTAAGTCCTAAACAAGCATATGGTATTTTAGACAGACCAAGACAAAGTATGTTTAAAAATAAAACAGAAGCATTAAAGCAAACTATAGAAAGAGCAAATAGAGTTTTACTACAAAACTTAATTGTAGATGAATACAACTTGACACAGTTCTTAAGTAAAGATCCAACACCTACTTTGTTAAGTAGGAAGTATGACAAAGCAATTGACACTTATGCGGAAATAGGTTTAGTAGGAGTTTCCAATGTTATTCCTGCTGTCCTTACTCCAGTGTTTGTTAACGGAAAACTTACAAGGGTAGATATAACAAACGGTGGTAAAGGTTACATCACTGTTCCTACATATGAGTTTGGTAATGTTGGCAATGGAACTGATGCAGAAATTACTTTGACAATGGATGCCAATGGTACTATCACAAGTGCAACAGTAAAAAATGAAGGACAAGATTATGGACCTAACACAACACTTGAAGTTAGAAAATATAGTGTATTGGTTAGAACAGATGAAAGTGTAAATTCAAGATGGTCCATATACGCATATCAAAGTGTTTCTAAAACTTGGTCAAGAACTACAAGTTCTGCATATGATGTAACACAATGGTGGAGTTACACTGATTGGTATGATGTTGGATACAGTGAATTCACTGAAGTTGATTATTTGATTGATTACTCATATGAACTTGATTCATTGACTGACCAAGTAGGTGATATTGTAAAAATTTCAACCATAGGTTCAGGTGGTTGGTTGTTGTTAGAAAAAATTAGCAACGATGGTTCAGACTACACAACAAAATATAAAACAGTTGGTAGAGAAAATGGAACTATTAGATTAAGCAACAGCTTGTATGATAGTGCTAATAGTAACATAGGTTATGATGGATTAAGTTATGATACATCATTCTATGATAATCAACCAACTAGAGAATTAAGAATTATTTTAGAATCATTAAGAGATGATATATTCATTAATGATCTTGCTGTTGAATACAACAAAATGTTTTTTGCAAGTGTTAGATATGCTTTCTCAGAACAAGCAAATATTGATTGGGCATTTAAAACAAGTTTCATAAAAGCAAAACACAATGCAGGAGATTTACAACAAAAAGTTAATTTCCAAAATGATAACTTACCAAGTTACGAGGATTTTGTTAAAGAAACTAAACCATATAAAACAAAAATTAGAGAATATGTTAGTAACTATACAAAAACAGAATTAACAAACAGTGGTGTTACAGACTTTGATATTCCTCCGGCATACAGCATCAATGATGGTAAGATTGTACCTGCAAGTCTAAAAGTTAATAATGATTTAATTGTAGGTCAAGATGCTTCTATTACAACTTACCCTAACAAATATTGGGCTGACAATGTTGGATTTGAAGTATTAAGAGTAAACATCAAGAATGGTGGTACACAATATTTAGAAACTCCTTTAGTTAAATTTGTAGGTGGAGGTGGTAGCGGTGCTGTGGCAAAAGCAACACTTGGTACAAATGGAACAATCAAATATATTACCGTAACGAATCCAGGTAGAGGATATCTGTCTGCTCCAACTGTAACCATTGAAGGAACTCAAGACACATCTGGAATACCAGCAGTTGTATCAGCTCAACTAGGAAACAGTAAAGTAAGATCTAATCATATAGTAAGTAAATTTGATAGAGTAACAGGAACGTTCTTAATTACAACATTAACGGAAGTTGAAAACTTTACTGGCACCGGCAGTCAAACAATTTTTGATCTTAAGTTTCCTATGGATCTAAGAACAACAACGATTACTGTTACAGTGGCAGGAATTGAATCTTTACAAAGTGAATACAGTATTTCAAATGTTGAAGACACAACTAAATCTTATATAAGAAAAAGAGGAAGAGTAACATTTACAGAACCTCCAGCAAACAATAGTGCGATAGTTATAACTTACAGCAAATCTATTGAAATGTTGCAAGGACAAGATAGAATCAACTTATTTTATAATCCTACAACTGGAATGCTTGGTAATGATGTATCACAACTAATGGACGGAATAGATTACGGTGGAGTTGAAGTTAAGAGTTTCACATTTGGTGCAGGTACTGGTTGGTCAAGTGAACCATACTACACAACAAGTTATGACACATATGATAACACGTATGAAGATGAAGTGTTCACACTTGACGGAAGTACTAATCTGTTTACATTGGCTAAACCATTGGAAAATGGTGTTGTGTACAACGTGTACAAAAATGGTGTTAGAATAGATGACGTAAATTATGATGGAAGTACAATTGGTACAACAGGTAATCCAAATGCAGTTATGTTACCAATCACAGGTGCTGGACAAACAACTATACAATTAGATGAAACTAAAGTACCTACTGTTGCTAATGATGTAATTGTAATTAGAAAATCTACAAGTGATGGATCATTTATTCCTGATCCAGATGGATATGATACTTTACTTCAAGGTGGAGATCTTGCTTATGCAACTGCACGTGGTTTAGCGGCAGAAGAAATTGTTGTAGATGGTGATGGTTTTGTAACACCATTGACTTCCAAAGGTCCTGAAGAACTTGTTCCAGGACAGGTGCTTGATACTTTAGATATAAAGGTTTATGATAGAACAGGTGACGGATCAAGTATATTGCACAGCTACAATTACTTGGGTGACGGTAATAACAAAGAATTTGATATTAATTTTGTTCCAATGAGTCAAAAAGATGTTTGGATAAAAGTTAATGGCACAATTTACAGTGATAGTCAATTCAGTGTTGATTATCAAAACAAAAAAATTAAATTTACAACTGCTCCAGGATTAAATCATCCTGTGCATATTATTACAATGAGCAACAATGGTGAGAAAATACTTGACATTGATACTTTTGTAGGTGATGGGTCAACAGCACAATTTGTTGTTCCTGTAAAATATAAATCAACTTTAAGTCATTATTTGACAGTAGATGGTGAAACTGTCAACGTAACTTTAGCAGAAACTGATACAACTTACACAGGACAAAAAGGAATGAGTGTGTTTAAGTTAGGTACTGCTCCTGCCAATGGTGCTGTTATACAATATGCAATATTCGATAGTGCAAGTAAAAGTTTCTCACAGATTACAACAGACACATTTACTGGCGATGGAAACACAAAATCATTTACTTTAGCACAGGCTCCGTTTACACAGGAACCTTTAGAACATAATGTTATTGTAAAAGTTGGAAACAATATTTTAAATGCAGGATACAATCAAAGATTTGTTGTAAGTGCTACTAGAGAATACAAACTTAAAGACTATCAAATACCACAAGCTGGTATAGATGCAAACAAAGTAAGAGTGTTCTTGAATGGGGAAGAGATTACAATTACACAAAGCTGGAGTTGGAATACTTTCAATGCCACTGTAAACTTATTCAGTGATGTTGGTGTTGCAGGAGATATTTTAAATGTTTACATAAGAAATGATGGAGATTACGCATTTGGATATTTTGATAACAATGGACTATGGGTAGCTACTCCTAATCAAATACATTTTGATACTGCACCAGCAAACAGTTCACAGGTAACAGTATATCAATTTAGTAAACATGACATTAGAAAAATAGAAAGAATTAACCTTGATGTTGTAACAAGAAATCCAATTACAATAGGCACGGATAATTATGCTGAATATCATCAATTGACAAATGGAATAATTAAATTACGCAAACTTGCCATTGATGCTGAGTATGTTTGGATAGTTGTCAACGGCACATTGTTGACTCCTAGTGTTGATTACTACTTACAAGATGATAGACAGACTGTAAGAATTGTTACAGATATAAATGCAAATGATGTTGTTGAGCTTATACACTTCTCAAACGATGTAATAGTTCCTAAATTTGGATACAGACAGTTTAAAGATATGTTGAACAGAACACACTTCAAACGTTTAGGAGATGATGTTGAATACACATTAGCGGAAGATTTAAATTGGTATGATACAAAGATATTTGTAACAAATTATGACGATTTACCTACTCCAAACAAAGACAAACAAATTCCAGGCATTGTGTTTATTGGTGGAGAACGCATAGAATATTACCTGAAAGAAGATGGTGTATTAAGACAGCTTAGAAGAGGAACTCTTGGAACAGGAGTTAAGACTAAACACAGCAAAGGAAGTATTGTGTTAGATCAAAGCAGAGAGCAAACAGTTCCTTACAAAGATGAGATATTGACCTTGAATTTTACTTCAGATGGGTCAACGAAGTCATACACATTAGACTTTGTACCACAAGATCCAGAAGGATCAGGTACAGTTATGGATTTAGTTGAAGTATTTGTTGGAGGTAAGAGATTACGTAAAAATTCAGTAAGTTCATTCAATCCAGCAACTAATTTGGATAGTCCTGAAGCAGATACTACACTTCCAGCAGAATTTAGTATGACAGCAGGCAGTACTACCTTAACATTGACTGAACAACCTCCTATTAACACCAAGATTATGGTGGTTAGACGTATAGGAAAAAGATGGACTGACCCAGGAACTCCACTAAGATCAGCGGAAAATAACATTGGAAGGTTCTTAAGAAACAAAGAGGTGGCGTTACCTAAATAAATACACTTGTAGGATATTAATATGATAGACAATTTTAATGACAAATCAGGAGTTCTTTTGCAAGGACACATAAAGATACACAATCCAGAATCTGGAGAAATTCTGGTTGATAAACGTAATGCTATTCACTATGAAAACATGAGTATTTCATTAGCTGAATCATTAGCAAACCAAGGGCAAGGAATGGTATATTCAATGGCTTTTGGTAATGGTGGAACATCCGTCGATCCAACGGGTATAATTACATACCTTTCACCCAACTCAACAGGAACAAATGCTAGTTTATACAACCAAACATACACTAAAGTAATTGACGATAATTCAATCAACAACACAGATCCTACAAGAAACAAGATTGAAACACGTCACGTTAGTGGCACAAACTACACAGATATCATTGCAACTTGTTTGCTTGATTACGGTGAACCTTCAGGACAAGATGCATTAGACAATGCAACAGGTTCAGACAGTTTATATGTGTTTGACGAACTAGGTTTAGTAAGTTATGCAACATCAGGTACAGGTAGATTACTTACACACGTAATATTTCACCCAGTACAAAAAAGTTTAAACAGATTAATTCAAATAGACTACACAGTTAGAGTACAAAGTTTAACTGGTTTTAACGAGGCGTAATAGATGGCTTATACTGTAAATTATACAGACGTTGCTAATAAAGGTAGCATTAGTGTTGAAGATAATACTATCAACCAACAAACATCTCTGTCCATACCAGGCAGAAATACCACAGCATACGGAACAGCCATTGCAGAAAACTTTTTACATCTTTTAGAAAATTTTACAAACAGCACAGCACCAGGTAATCCAGTTGAAGGACAACTTTGGTATGATAACACACCAGGCGTTGATCAATTAAAATTATATGATGGAACAACTTGGATAAGTGCTTCAGGACTTAAGAAAGCAACCAACGCCCCAGGTGCCGCACAATCAGTGACAGGTGACCTTTGGGTAGACACTGACAATCAACAATTATATTTGTACACAGGTTCGGGTTGGGTGTTAGTTGGTCCTTCATTCAGTGATGGACTTTCAACAGGAGTAAGAGCAACTTCTATTACAGGAACAAATAATGTTGCATACACTTGTTTGATAGTTGAAGTTAGTGCAAAAACTTTAGCAATATATTCAACAGCAACATTTACACCTAAAACAACTATACAAGGTTTCACAACAATTAATCCAGGATTTAATTTAAGCACAGCAGACATCACAGGCTCTGGTGCAGGAAAATATTATGGAGTAGCTGAAAAGGCCGAAGCACTTGTGATTGGAAATGAAACTATTCCAGCAACAAATTTTATACGTAATGATGCATTATCACAAAGTTTATATCCTATCACAGTAAAAAACAACGGTGGTATCACAGTTGGTGCTTCAAGTTTTATGACAGTAGGTGTTGAAGGACAAGCAGGAATAATTAGTCACCAAACTTCAGGATCAAACATTGATATCAGAGTAAACAACAATGGTACTACTGAAACAGTAATGAGAATAGATTCAACTTCAAAAGTTGGAATAAACAATTTATCTCCAGATCAAGCATTAGATGTTACAGGTAACATACAAGTTTCTAATTCAATGCTTGTAGATGGAACAACTGATGCCACTACAATCAATACAGGAAGTTTAATTACAAAAGGTGGTGTAGGAATTGCCAAAAGATTATTTGTTGGAAGTGATGCCAATGTAGCAGGATTAACGACAACAGGAAATATTGTACCTAATGCAACAACCACAAGGAATTTAGGAACACAAAACGAACAATGGTTAAATGTATATGCACAAAACTTTGTAGGTAACCTTACAGGTAACGTAACAGGTACGGTATCAGGACGTTCAGGATCTACAGATAAACTTGCAAGTGCAACTACATTTAAAATGACAGGAGATGTAACAGCACCAGACTTTACATTTGACGGACAAGATTCTGCAACAAAAACTTTTACAACAAGTATTTCAAATGCTTTTATTAGTAACAAAGCAGAAGTTTCAAGTTCAGTATCAACAGATGAATTATTAATTAACAGAACATCTGGTGATACAGGCGTTTATAAAATATCAAGAACAAACTTGTTCAAAGCTATTCCTACTTTACCAGTTGGTATGATTACACCATACGGTGGAATTACTGAACCAACTAATTGGTTATTTTGTTATGGACAAGAAGTTAATATTGCTGACTATCAAAATTTATTTAATGTAATAGGATATCAGTTTAAAGACCAGTCATTGGTATCAGCAGGAAAATTTGCTATTCCTGATTTTAGAGGCAGAATGCCACTAGGTAAAGATAACATGGGTGGCGGAAGTGCAAACGTTGTTACTGATTCATCGGCTGACACAGTAGGTAGTGTAAACGGACAACAAACACAAACATTATCAACAAGCAATCTTCCAGAACACGAACACGATTTAAGAGGACCAAGTGGAGACCAGTATTACACAATTAGAGATATATCTGGAACTCCAAATGATTCACAGGGTATAACTTATGATGCTCCAACAGGCACAGGAGCAGGCCAGGCATATCCTACTTCAGGTGGTGTGTTGACTAACAGTAGTTTAGGTAATTCATTTAATATTATGAATCCTTACATGACTGTAAACTACATAATTTACGCAGGGGAAAACACATTTCTAGCAAGTTAAGGATAAACTATGGGATATAAATTAAACAAGACAGACGGAACATTACTAGTAGATTTAGTTGACGGACAATTAGATACCACTACTACTTCCATCGGTCTGATTGGAAAAAATTATACAGGATTTGGTGAAACCCTAAACGAAAACATGATCAAGATGTTGGAGAATTTTGCCAACACATCAGCACCATCTGTTCCATTAAAAGGACAGCTTTGGTATGATACTGCATCAGCAAGAATAAAAGTTTATGATGGCACTTCATTTAAAGAAAGTGGAGGTCCTATTGTGTCTACTTCACAACCTAACAACATGGTGTCAGGAGATTTATGGTTAAACAGTTTAACAAACCAATTATACTTTTATGATGGAACTGATCTAACTTTAGCAGGACCAGTATACACAGCACAGCAAGGTAAATCAGGATTTGAAACTGTCACAGCATTAGATACACAAAACAATAGTAAAACAACTGTAAGATTTTTTATAGGTGGCACACTTGTAGGAGTTTTTGCAAACGAAGAATTTACTCCAGCAGTAGGATACACAGTTCCAGGAATAACTGGAAATATCAAAAAAGGTTTTAACTTAATAGATGGTGTAAACTTTGTATACAGAGGCACAGCGGATTCGGCCTTGTCATTAACAGATAGCCAAGGAAATACAAGAACACCAGCACAGCTTTTACCAGCAGATTCAAATGGTGTAACAATAGGAACTTTGACAGTTAGTAACTCAGGTGGACTTACAATAGGAACAGCACAAAACAACATACAAAAAATTGTTGGTACAAGTTATGTTACAGAAAACCAACTTTCAAATCATGATTGGAAAGTAAGAGTTAGAAAAACTACAGGTTACGTTGATGCAATCGTTGTTGATACTGATCTATCTAATGTAGGAATATTTAAGTCACAGCCATTACATACTTTACACGTTGGTGGAGATGTGAAAGTTGACGGACAATTAATTGTTACTGGTACAACTACAAGCATTGATACACAAAATTTAAGAGTTGAAGATAAGAATATAGAACTTGCAATACAATCAGACAGTACTGTAGGCAACAATGCCGCAGTAGATGGTGGTGGTATTATTTTAAAATCATCAGACTTAGACAAAGAATTTGTTTGGAGAAACAATACCCAATCTTGGACATCAAGTGAAAACATTGATCTTGCCGCAACTAAAGGTTTCAAGGTCAACGGAAACGAAGTGTTAAATGAGACAGCTTTAGGATCACAGGTTACAAGTGCATTAGGTTTAACACAGATAGGTACACTTACAACTTTAAGTGTAGATAATATTACTTTAAATGATTATGCCATATCAACATCAGGTGGTGGATTGCAGATCACAAGTGATGGTACTATTACAATCACTAACAATCAAAAGATTACAGGACTTGCAAATCCAACTACTGATACTGATGCTTCTAACAAGTTTTACGTTGATGATTCAATTGACAACGAGCCAGTAATTGTTCCATTGGATATTACAGGACTTACAAACGCCAATATTGCAACAATTATAGAAGACATTTATCCAGCGGCAAATAAGAAAAATGGATCATATGCTTATGTTCCAACATCAACATTAACTGGTGCAACAGTCAGTGGTATTGATGTAAACTCTGTTGCTAACAAATCTTTCATAGCAGTTGATGCCAATGGTGTGCAAAATCAGAGTGTTTTGCAAGATATTGCGTTTAATAATGCATCAGGTACAGTTAGTTCATCTGTTGCTAGAGGCCTTAAAAGGTATAAAGTACAAGCAGGAGTATGGGTATTTGACACAGATCTAGGTAGTAGCGGCGGACTGTGGTAAAAGATAAATAGTTACATAGGGGTTATAGAATGGCATATACTATAGATAGATACAGCGGAGTTACACTTACAACGGTGGAAGACGGTACAGTTGATCAAACTACCGATATTAAACTTGTTGGTAAGAATTACGCTGGATATGGTGAAATACAAAACGAGAATTTTTTACATTTATTAGAAAATTTTAGCGGTACATCACAACCACCGAAAGCAATTTCAGGGCAAATTTGGTTTGATCAAACTGCAAGTAAATTAAAATTTTATGATGGTTCTAGATTTAGAACAACAGGTGGTGCAGAAGTAAGTGCTACACAACCAGCTGGTTTAGCCACTGGTGATCTATGGTGGGATTCTACTAACCAACAATTATATGCTTACAGCGGATCAGGATATGTTTTAATTGGTCCACAAGGTGCAGGTGCAACTGTAACACAGATGAAATCTGCAACAATCAGAGACACCACAAACACAAACAGATTAGTTATTAAAGCGATTGTCAACGACGAAGTAATATTCATTATTAGTGCAGTATCATTTACAATAGATAGCACAGATCCATCAAATGCTGTAACAGGTTTTGATGTAATCAAAAAAGGACTTACTTTAAGAAACACAATGAACGCAACAGGAGGTGTAACAAGCACCACTGATTACTATTGGGGTACAGCAAGTAACTCATTAAAACTTGGTGGATATAGTGCATCAGATTTTGCTTTAGCAGGATCAGGAGCATTCAACAGCCTAGTTACATTTGCAGATGCTGGTATTGCCATTGGTGATTCAAGCGATTTAAAAATTTATGTTGAAAATGACAATCAAGGAGTAATTCAAAACGAAGTTGGACAAATGATCAAGTTCAAGGTTGATGATGCACAAGGAACTGTGCATGAGCCTGTACGTTTAGAAGCAACAGGTTTAAATCCATCAGCAAACTTACAATACAATTTAGGAACATCTACTTTACAGTACAACTCAGTGTTTGCAAGTTCTTTCAACGGAACTGCAACAAAAGCCGCTACTTTACAAGTAGGTACAAATTTTAGATCAGGATCAACTGCGGCAACAAATAACACGGTTGCAGTTAGAGACGGATCAGGTAACTTGGTAGCAAACTTATTCACAGGTACAGCTACACAGGCACAATACGCTGACTTGGCAGAGAAATATACAACTGACCAAGAACATCCAGTAGGAACAATTATGACTATTCCTACTATGAGAGATGGCGATATGGGTGATGCCGAAATGATAGCTTGTGATTTAGATGGTATACCAACAGGTGTTATATCCGACAAACCAGCATACTTAATGAATGCTGAGGCAGAAGGTCAAGCAGTAGCACTTAAAGGTAAAGTTCCAGTTAGAGTCACAGGTCCAGTATTCAAAGGCGATCCGATTTATTCAAACATCGACGGTGTGGGTTCACAAATTATCCAAGATGGTAAAATGATTGGTATTGCACTTGAAACAAACGAAGACGAAGAAGAAAAATTAGTCGAAGTATTTTTGAAGGTGTAATTAAATGGCAATAGGTGATATTATCACAGCGGCAAGGTACAACAACTTGCAATCAAGAGTAGCAACGATAATGGGAACAGGGTCAGGAGACGATGGCTACGGTCAAACTCTAAATTCTGCTCAGGTTGCCGCGAGTGCAACAGTAAACGCAACTGATATGTCCACCCTTTATACAGATATTGCAAATGGCAGAGTACACCAAACAGGAGTAACACCAACTGAGATAGCTATTATTTCACAATCAGATGTTGTGTTAGATAGTGATACTATTAATAAAAAAGGTGTTGCACAATTTGAAAATTTAACTACTACCTTAGAGAATGAAAAGTTTCAAATACATTCATCACAAGGTACAGCAGAAGCGGCCATTTCCGCTCAGTACACATCAAACTGGAATGGAACATTAGCACACTTAATAGATGTAACATTTACTGATGCAGATCATAGAAGACAATTTTTTAATGCTGGTGGAGAAATCCGTACAGCGGCAAATATTGCAAAAAACAGTCCGCCTGCTAAAACACTTGACTGGATGACCATGCTTTCAAACATGGGTACAGTGAAAATGGGTTACACTTCAACAAGTGCAACAGGATCAGGATCAGGTACAACTGTTGGATTTCATGATCTAACTACATCTTTTCAGGACTTATTTGTTAAAAATGGTACTGGTTTGTATGCGGCCAACAACTATACACTCAAAGGCAGAATAGTTGGAACCAATCAAGTTCAATTAAGAGCTGAATTTAATGACGCAAACACAGGTAATCCAAACTATGATGAAGATGTTGAAGGTACTTTAACAAGTACGGTCACTCAATTTAGAGCAACTGGCTCTTATGTTTCTGTTCCAACACCAACTTACCAAACAAACGCTGGTTCAAACTTAACGTAACCAATCACTTTTTTATCTAAATAGTAGTAGCAACTGGATTATTACTATGGATGAACGATTACAAAAAGCATTAGATTTTTCAAATTACATGGTAACTCTTAATAACCAAAAGAGAGTGCTAAAGGAACAGTATTTTGAAAACAGAATTCATTACTTTAACGGTGGACAATTTTCTGTAACAAATGAATTGTTATCTTTTGTAGGATTGCTATGCGAAAAAGGTGACACAACTAATATCCCTATCATTGACGATAATGATGTTCCTGTGAAAATACCTGATCTCAATGTGTTCTTTGATGACATCATGGATGTCTACTTTCAATCTTCAAATGAATATCACGCAGAGTATGAAAAAATTAGAACTAAGAGAAAAGTTTCTGGGTTGGTAGACTATGACGAAGACAAATAAAGGTGCATTAATCTTTGCTAGAAACAATGCTCAGATTGATTATATAAAACAAGCACGTTTTTCTGCACAAAGAATAAGAAAACATTTAGATATCCCAACTAGTATTGTTACTGATAGTGTTGAATATTTGCAAAACACTTACAAAGACTACAATGAAGTTTTTGATCAAGTAATAGAAGTACCATACAAAACAGAATTTACAAATAAAAAATATTTTGACGGTAGCGGAGTGTTCAAACACCTGCAATTTAAAAATGATTTACGCACAAAAGCCTATGAACTTACTCCTTATGATGAAACTTTATTATTAGACAGCGATTATGTAATTGCAAATGATTTGTTTAAAAATTGTTTTGCACAAGAACACGATTTCTTAATATACAAAGACGCAAAGGATCTTACAAATTTCCGTAACACAGAAGAATTTCAAAAGATAAGTGATACAAGTGTAGATTTTTATTGGGCCACTGTAATATATTTTAAAAAATCAGAACAAAACAAAATATTTTTTGACCTCACACAGCATATACAAGAAAACTGGGATCATTACAACAGCATATTCCAAGTAAACAAAGGAATATTTAGAAATGATCATGTGTTTAGTATAGCAATACACATCATGAATGGTTATCAAAAGGGTGACTTTGCACATAAGTTGCCTGGAATAAAATATTATACAGCAGATAGAGATATCTTATGGGATCTTGAAGATGATAATTTTTTCTTTTTGTTAGAGAAACAAAATCATCTGGGAGAATATACACCTTTGCGTATCAAAGGTAGTAGTGTTCATGTTATGAACAAATTTAGTTTGAACAGAATCATAGATAAAGGAGAAATGTAATGGAAATAATCTGGGCTTTAATGTTGCAGGTATGCAGTTCGTTAGGATGCCAAGATCAAATGGTTGCAGAATTCAACACACAAGATAATTGCCACATAGCACAATGGCAACATGAACAAATTCCAACTGACGGTCCTTGGAAAAGTGTTGAGTATAAATGTATACCAAAAGGGAGCATAGGTGCATAAGATAGTTTACGTAACAGAGGAACATATTTCCTGTACAGGTGAGAATGATGATCACCCTAAGGTATATTACACACTTAAAAGTGGAGAAGCAGTATGTATGTACTGCAATATTAAATTTGTATTGAAAAAAGATGACTAAAGGATTTGTATTAATAGCACAAAACAGCGAATATGACTACGTACAACAGGCGTGTGCGTTGGCAATGAGTATACAAGCTACTAATGAAGCAAAGATTTGTTTAATAACCAACGATAAAGTGCCATCTAGGTATGAAAAATTGTTTGATGTCATAAAACCTATACCTTGGTCCGATGATGCACAAAGCAAAGATTGGAAAGTAGACAACAGATGGAAATTGTATCATGCAAGTCCATATGATCAAACTATTGTGTTGGATACAGATATGCTTGTACTACAAAATTTAGACAGTTGGTGGAAATTTTTAGAGAACTATGAAGTGTTTTATGTAAGTAACGTGCAAACATATCGCGGAGATACAGTAGTTGACAACTATTATAGAAAAACATACAAAGCAAACAACTTGCCAAACATATATGCAGGATTTCATTACTTTAAAAAATGTGCGTTTGCAAAAGAATTTTACACAATGTTAGAAATTGTAATGAACAACTGGGAAATGTTCTATGGCAAATATGCAAAGGAACAATATCAAAAGTTTTTAAGTGTTGATACAAGCACAGCCATTGTAACAAAAATATTAGATTGTGAAGATAGGATTACTAACAGCAGAGTTAAATTTCCTACTTTCACCCATATGAAAACACACATACAAGGTTGGAAGAATGCCAGTGCAACATGGCGCAGTAGAGTAGGTGCTTACTTGACAGACAACTTAGAACTTAAAATAGGCAACCATTTACAATCAGGAATATTTCATTACACGGAAAAAGAGTTTTTAGATGATAATAAAATTAAAAAATACGAAAGGTATCTGAAAATATGAAACTTTCGATAACATTAAAGAATGAGAGATTCGCTGTGTTTAATCCAGACACAGGGGAGCTACTGTCTTTGCCCAATGAAAAACCAACCCAAGGGTCTTACATACCAGTTGCTGAAGAAGATGTAAAACCTATTTTAGAGGGCAGAGACAGTATGCAATTTTATTATGTGCATTATATTAAAAGAGCAAAAACATATGAGCTAAGACAAAGAGCAAATCATGACATTGATAGTTATTTTGTTGATGATATGATTTATGAAGTGCCAACAAGCAAACAAGATAATGCAGATATAACAATTACAAAAAATGTAAAAGATACCTGTTGGAAAGTTACAGTAGGAGGAGAGTTGTACGAAAATATACTTGCACAAAAAATAAGTTTGGGCAACAGTAGGTTTAGTTTTAGTTGTACCAAGAAGGACGATCCTAATATTTTGTATAAAACAATTAAATTTACATTTGATAAATTGATAGACGGTAAGTACATTGTTGTTCCTTTCAGCGAAAAGTTTGAATTTAATAACGATCCTATTGGAGTGTATACGATTAAAAAGTTTGAAAAGTATGCGTATGAGGTGATAGAATGAAACTAAACATAGCAGAGCAAGATATTATATTTTTAAGTTATGATGAGCCTAACTGTGAAAAAAATTATGTTGACCTTGTATCTAAATGTCCGTGGGCTAAAAGAGTGCATGGTGTAGAAGGATCTGATGCGGCACATAAAGCCTGTGCTGAATTGTCAGAAACTAAACATTTTGTTACAGTAGATGGTGACACTATTATTGATCCTAATTTTCTAAATGTTGTTTTAGACTTAGATGAAATGGGAGTTGATGATGATTATCAATTTAGTTGGTGTGGCAAAATCAACATCAATGGACTAAAATATGGTAACGGCAGTTTGAAAATGTGGACCAAAGATTTTGTTAAAAATATGAAAACGCATGAAAATACAGATGGCAGTGATGATACGCAAATAGAATTTTGTTACTTCGATAATTACTACCAAATGAATGACAACTTTAGTGAAAGTATTATTAATGCAACACCGCACCAAGCCTGGAGAGCAGGATTTAGAGAAGGTGTAAAGATGAGCTTAAACAGAGGAACAAAAGTTCAAGACGTTGCAAACGAAACATGGTGGCAAAATTATCATAGACTATTGATATGGATGAATGTTGGCATGGACGTTGTTAATGGTGAATATGCAATACTTGGAGCAAGAGAAGGTTGCTATAAAGTTTTAGGAACAGATTGGGATCACAGTCAGACCAGAGACTTTACAATACTAAACCAACTATGGGAAGAAAAATGTTTTAAAGAATCGCCAGCTATAGAACGTATTACGCATCTTGGACAGAAATTACAAGAGCTAGAATTACCTATTAGCAAACAACCTCTTGATGCAAAACAAAGTGAATTTTTCAAAACAGTTTACATCAACACCGAAAGGGTGCTTGGTAGAAAGTTTTAATGAGTGAATTAGGTAAAATTAAACAGTTGATGCCTTTTATCGAAGATCAAACTTCGAAAACATTCTGTTTGGCCAAATGGCATCACACAACAATTTATCTTGCAACAGGCGAAACGCATAGTTGTTATCACCCTGCTCCGCATAAAATACCTTTAGAAGAACTTAAAAATAATCCAAGTGCGTTGCACAACACAATAGAAAAGAAAGCACAACGTAAGATGATGCTTGACGGTCATAAGCCAGATGGTTGTAGCTATTGTTGGAACATTGAATCTATGGGTAAAGACTTTGTAAGTGATAGACACATTAAAACAACAAGCATTTACACAGAAGAAAGATTAGAAGAAATAAAAACAAAAGCCGCGGACTTCAATGTCAATCCAGAATACATAGAAATAAGTTTCAGTAACGAATGCAATTTCAAATGTGGATATTGTCACCCTAAAGCATCAAGTAGATATTGGAATGAAATAAAACAACATGGACCTTATGCAAAGTCTACTGTTCATAGACAGGACATTGATTGGTTCAAGGTATATGCAAAGGAAGAAGAAAATCCTTACGTAGATGCATGGTGGGAATGGTGGCCAGAAGTAAGCAAAACTTTAAATATTTTACGTATCACTGGTGGTGAACCTTTGATGCACAAAAGTTTATGGGAACTGTTTGATAGATTAGACAAAGATCCCAAGCCACACTTACAAATAGAAGTAAACAGCAACATGGGTGTTAAGCCCAAATTGGTACAAAAATTAACTGATACTGTTAAGAATTTGAAGAAAGATGGTAAGATTCGCAGTTTTAAATTGTACACTAGTATTGATACATGGGGACCTAAGGCTGAATATGCCAGAACAGGTTTGGATATTGCTTTGTGGGAAAAGAACCTTGATTATTATCTAAGCAATACAGGTTGGCCAGTAACGTTTATGATTACATTTAATATCTTTAGTGTTACAAGTTTTCATTTGCTATTGGAAAAAATACTTGAATGGAGACGCAAGTACAACAGTGATAATAACAGCACCCAATGGCAACGCATAAGATTTGATACACCTCATTTAAAGGAACCAACTATATATGACATGAACATACTGCCAAAGGAAAAGTTTATGCCATTCATGTATAAACATTTACAATTTATGCAGGCACATCAAGATGACGCTGACAGGACAAAATTTAGTTCATTGGAAGTAGAAAAATTTAGGCGTGTTGTTGTTTACATGGCATCAACACATTATGAGCCATTGAAGTTAGAACAAGCACACAAAGACTTTTATAATTGGTTCACTGAATTTGATAAACGTAGGAATTGTAGTTTACCAGGTACGTTTCCTGAACTGAAAGGATTTTACAATGATTGTTCCAAAATGGTATAGTTTCAAACCTCATCACAGTCATAATGACGGAATGTTTATTGATTGTAAAAAGATCATAATAAATCACAACAACATCAAACCGCCACACATTAATCAAAACGTGCAAAATACAGAGTTTTGGATCAAACGTAAAAGAAAAGAATGCACAGTTGTTCTAGGAGAAAGTTGGACTTATGGCGAAGCACTATTAAACCTTGTGTCATCTAACCTACAAAAGTATGATTTAGAAACACAAATAAAATATTGTTGGGGTCCCACAACTGCAACATTACTAGATACAGATTATTATCAGTATGCAGTTCCAGGTAACAACAATGCAACTATTTTTGGAGCAGTTGAAAGGATTTTAGAAACTGTGAGTCCTTTGTATGATACTGTGTATTTGCTGATACAGATGACAGAACCATCTCGTGAAGAAATTATTGTAAATGACTTGCAGGAACAAAAACATCCACTTGCAAAACTATACGATCAAGATTATGTAAAAGGAATGACAGTGAAGGAATGGTGTGTAGAAAATGAAGATATAATGTTTACACAACTTAAAACAACATTATTAAAATTTAAAAATGTAAAAACAACTGCTTGGAAAAACTTTTGCACATTACAAAATAAAAAGGATTATAATTTTAAAATTTTAGAAGAAACATGGATTGAATTTAGTGCAAGAATAAATGGACACAAAGTAAATAGCCCAGACTTTTATGTTGCAGGGTGGCTTAATAACCATTTAAAAACATATTCAGGAATAGAAAATACTCCTAAATACTTTAATGAACAATTAGATTTGATTGAAGCATCAAATAAATTTTTACATGATTGTCACGACCACATACCACACCCTGGAGTAGGTGCACATAAACTTTGGGGTTATAACGTGTTTCAACTTATGGACAAGTAATGAGCAAAACAATTTGTATTTTACCATGGATTCATATGTACGTCAATGCCGACGGAAATGTTTTGCCTTGTTGCATAGGTGATTATAAACAACCTCTAGGTAATACACACAACAGAAGCATAGAAGATATATGGAACAGCCATGAATACAAAACATTAAGAAAACAATTAATGAATGGTGAAAAGCCTAGTGTATGTCATCAGTGCTGGAAACACGAAGAAGCAGGCAACAACAGTTCACGCATCAGTAACAACAAAAGATTCAAAGAAGACTTTCATATTGTGGATAAAACAAATACTGATGGTAGCTTAGACACCATGGATCTACGATACTTTGATGTGCGTTGGAGCAATATTTGTAATTTTAAATGCAGAACTTGTAGTGCAACATACAGCAGTAATTGGGCAGTTGAAGATAATCAACATGGAGACAACAAACCTGTGTACATATTTGCAGGAGGTGACAGCAACGATAGTTTATACAATCAGTTTAAACCTCACTTTAAAAACATAAAAGTTTTTTATTTTGCAGGTGGTGAGCCATTAATGACTGACAAGCATTATGAAATATTAGAACATTTAATTGAGACAGGCAACACAAAAGTTACATTAGAATACAATTCAAACGTAAGTAGATTAAAATACAAAAACAAAAGCATAATAGATTTATGGAACAAGTTTGAAAATGTTACTGTAAGTGCAAGTTTAGACAGTTGGGGATCACGTGCAGAATACATACGTGAAGGAACTGACTGGGACAAAGTTGAAAGCAATTTGCAAACAATTAAAGAAAAATGTCCACACGTTAAGATAAGTTTTAACACAGTTGTAAGCATTTTTAATTTATGCACTCTAACAGATTTTTTAAAATACATCACAGCAAGGGGATTCAACACAAACAATGGCAGTTTGTATAACATTGTTGATCCTAATTATTATAGTGTTAGTGCCATGCCACAACAACTTAAAAACACAGCCAAAAGCAAGATTGAAGATTACATGAACGACAATCCTGGCAAATTTTCACATCAACTTAAAGGTGTTTTGCGTTACATAGACAATAGCAAGTTTGATGAAAATGCTTATAAGCTATTCAAAGCAAAAACTTTTTATTATGATAAAATTAGGAATAGAGATTTTGTTGAAACATTTCCTGAATTAGTAGATGTAATTTAAACTAAAGTTAATCTATTGTCCGGTTGAGATGGTGCTACAATTTTAGTTTCGTAAAAAAACATTTTCATCCAACGTTCATTCATCTTGTATACATTGAAGAATTCTTGTCTTATTTCATATGGCCTTGCCGCGTCTTGCAGTAGTTTCTTCCATTTATCAAATGCTTCACTTACTGCGGCATCAGTAGTATCTTTCCAGTCATGTTTAAAAACTTCTTTCAGGTAAGCATAATGTTCAAAAGGATTAGGATGTCCATCTTTGAAATATCTGTTTATTAATTTAGAATCTTGTTTAAATTTTTTCTTAAGTTGATTGCTGTATAAAACATCATAGAAGCTGGGTATTAGATTCTCTAATGTTTCATGATACAATGCGTGTAACTTATTAAGTTCAATATCTTCTTTCTTAGTCTCCAGATCCCATTGATCTTTAAATGCTGTAATATCCAACATTTGTAAAAAGTGCCATTGTGTTTTATGTTTTAGCATTTCATGAGCCGCCTTTATAAAAGCATAGTCACGCAAAGATGCACCATACTCTGTAAAGTATTTGCGTACAAATTCTAAATCATATGTTGTTTGTGAATATATGTTTCCAGGCGTAAGCCATTCATCTGTGTATCTATCTTCTCTGCTTACATTAGTCCATTGTACCATAACTAGATCTTCATGTGTAAAATTATACATGGCATCTGCCTGCATTAGTGAATTGAATATGTAATAATTACCTGCACCTGCTCTGCCAAAGTTGTAAAATTCAATTGGCTCTAATTCTTTCGCAAGTACGTTTGCCCATGTGCCCCAGTTGTATCCTGTGAAGCTACAACCAAATGTAAACAATCGTTTGGGCTGATTATGTATTAATACTTTTTTCATCTGCTAACTTTCTCATTAAACATACTGCTTGTTTGAATTGTTTTTTCTTGTACTTACCTTTTAACATAACTTCAAAATTGTGTTTAAGGACATCTGAATTTTGAAATTTCCAATTGATTTGTCTATCTAAAGGCATCTTCCTTATATTATCAATTATGCCTTGGCATTGTGTCCATAATGCTCTCCATCTTTTTGTGTTGTCTTTTATGTCATCAAAACTTAAATTAAACCAATCCTTGTAAGTGCGATAACCATAATCATTTAGTTTTTGATTTGCTCCTGGCTGTCCCCATATCACAAAAGGTTGCATATGGTACATACTTCTAAAAGTCTTTTCACTCCAGAACAAACTAGTACCTAAGTAATCTTCTACAAACGTTTCGTTTACTATTTGAAATAAAGTTGAATCATGCAAATTGCTGTGCAATCCAAGTGCATGATTAGTTTTAAAATCTTCTGTGTCAACTGTAAGTGGTAATGCTTTTTTAAATTTACCAAGATGCTTTTCTGTAATACCACTGTTCTTAGGCAAATTATTTGAGTAAAAATTAAGGTTGTCTGTAATTTGATCGTGGCTTACAAGTCCGTCTTTGAAATATTCACTGTTAAAAATATCATATGCACTTAAAGTTCTGTGAGGCCTATTAACTCTGCTTAGGCTTAAAAATATTTTACCAAACTTTTCATCTCTGTATAATTTTTTTGTTTGTTCTACACTGGTGTTAAATCTTTTATGAATTACATCAGCATAAGGAAAGTTTTTATCATTTAAAGGAATTGTGGATATTTCAACTTGTCCTTGTACCCCAAGTATCATAGGTTCAAAATTTAAGTATGGAAAAACATTAATACTTTTTTCTATTCTATGTACCATATTGTATCTTGTTAGGTTTTCAACATCTTTCATATTACTGCTGAAAAAGAAAATTCTTTCAGGATCAACTCCATATATTTTTGCATTGTGGTACAGCATATCATAATATGGTTCTTGGTGTATTGTGCTGAATCCTTCTGTACTTGCATCAAACACAAAAAAAGTTTTTTTATTCTTACGTAATTTTTTACGAGCTTTTGGTTTAATATATTGGAATATATCAGTGGTTGTCGTCCATTGTTTTGGATATGAAATAAGCACACACATCACTGTGATATCGTCACTAGGTATTTGGTTTAGGACAAATGCTTCACGTAAATTAACAGTCGTAAGAGTAAATGTAGGTTCTACTACATATTGGTTCTGTGTTAGAAAGCCGTGAATGTGTTCCATAGTGTTTAATTTTCCATAAATACTACTATATTTATATACGCATTTAATGGTAGGAGATTAGTGTGAAGATTAGTTTTTTAGGACTAGGTAAACTAGGTTTACCTTGTGCAGAAGCAGTTGCACAAAAAAATCATGATGTAACAGGTTATGATGTAGTAAATGTAAAAAGTGACCTTGTTGCAGTAAAACAAACAATCAGAGAAGCTGTACAGGATAGAGACATTGTCTTTGTTGCTGTACCAACACCACACCACCCTGACTATGATGGTCGTCAACCTACCGCACATTTAGAGCCAAAAGATTTTTCTTATGATATAGTAATTGATGTATTGCGTGAAGCCGACAGGCATATGAATAATAAACAATTATTAGTTTTAATATCAACAGTTTTACCTGGAACGACTAGACGTGAATTTGTACCATTAATAAAAAATGCAAGATTCATTTATAATCCTTATCTCATTGCTATGGGTACAGTGGCATGGGATATGGTCAACCCTGAGATGGTAATGGTAGGCACTGAAGACGGAACCAAGACAGGTGATGCAAAACAATTAATTGACTTTTATGCAACAGTGATGGAAAATCACCCTAGGTATGAGGTAGGTACTTGGGACGAGTGCGAGTGTATTAAAATATTTTACAACACATTCATAAGCATGAAGATAGGATTTGTAAACATGATACAAGACGTTGCTGAAAAACAAGGCAACATTGATGTTGATGTAGTGACAGAAGCACTTGCGTCAAGCAAACAAAGAATAATAAGCAAACGTTACATGACAGCAGGAATGGGCGATGGAGGTGCTTGTCACCCAAGGGACAATATTGCATTACGTTGGATGGCACAAAAATTAGATCTCAAGTATGATATATTTGATGCAATCATGAATGCAAGAGAAGTACAAGCAAAAAATTTAGCTATGTATCTTGTAAAATTAGCTGAAGAGAATGATTTACCAATCATGTTAAATGGTGTTGCATACAAACCAGGAGTGCCATATGTAGATGGTAGTTACAGTTTACTGGTTGGTCATTATTGTAAAGAATTAGGATATGACTGTATGAAAGTTGATCCTCATGTGTTTCCAGACAAAGGCCCTTATAGTGCGGTGGTGCTATTGGCACATGAAGAATTGTATTGTAAATTAAATGACGACAGCATCATTGTTGATCCATGGAGAAACTTCCAATCAAAAACATTTAAAGTAATACATTACGGAAATACTAGATGAGTAGAATATTAATATGCGGCGACAGTAATAGTCTGGGCGAATGGGGGACAGTGATTCCTGGACCAGCTGTGGCAAACAATGACCATCCAGATATATTTAAACCATACAACAAAGAAGAATATTTAAAAGAACCTCATGCAAAACCTTTCAATGTAGTGTGGCCAGGGTTTGGTTATGAATTAGATCAAAAAGGTCATGCAACAGTAAATTATAGCATAGGCGGTGGAACTAATATTGAGGCAATATTCAAAGTTGAAGAAGCACTAGGACTTGCTCCACCATTTACCAGTCCTGTATTTTACAGCCCTGATGTTATAATACTCATGCTGACTGAGCCTATACGAGATTTGACTCCACCACGTTGGCCTCCAGAAGCAGGTTTAAAAGACTTAGAAAAATATTACGTGCAAAGAGATGAAGCTGTAAAACAAGCAACAAGTATAAAAGATTTAAATGATAGATTGTTAAAAATAATCTTTGATGGAGCTCAAAAAATATACAACGAAACAAACATTCCTTGGATAATAATTGAAGGTTGGGGAAAATGTCCTGCTATTGACGACTACACTTTCATAAAATATATCCACAAAGATTGGATGTCTAAATTACTAGGACATGAGATACCATTAATGAGCAGTTGGCCAACTGTTAATTTATTACGCAGAGCAAGACCAGATCTTGCAGATGCTAGTGCAACAAAATTTTTACAAAAACATTTACCTATAGAGCAAAAGGAAACAGAATTTAAAAAAATAGTTGACGATTATGAACGCACAATAAACACCATGCAGGAACACAAACAGTTTCCAGACAACTGTCATCCTGATAGATTCATACATCAACAACTTGCTAAAGAATTGGAACCTTATGTATGATATATGTTTCATAAGTTATAACGAACCTGACGCAGAGGAAAGATACGAAAAGCTATCTAAACGTTTCCCTAGAATAAAAAGGGTACACGGCGTCAAAGGTATTCATCAAGCTCACATCACTGCCGCAAAGAAATGCTCAACAAAAATGTTTTGGGTCATAGATGGTGATGCTGACTTGTTACCCGAATTCAATTTGGATCATGTTGTGAACGAATATGATTTAGATTGTGTCCATGTGTGGCGTAGCCGAAATCCTATCAACGATTTAGTCTATGGTTATGGTGGCGTAAAACTCCTACCAAGACGACTAACCATGAACGTAGATGTAAACAGCAGTGATATGACTACTTCAATATCAGATAGGTTCAAGGCTATGCCAGACGTGAGTAACGTTACTTGTTTTAACACAGATGAATTTAGCACTTGGAAAAGTGCATTTAGAGAATGTGCAAAATTAAGTAGCAAAACAATTAACAGACAAGAAGAAGGAGAAACAAATGAAAGACTTAAAATATGGACCACTAAAGCTAATGGAAGATTTTGTGAATTTGCGATTCGAGGTGCTAATGCTGGTATGGAGTTTGGCCTTTCTGATGGGGTTGACCTTCGGCTAATAAATGACTTTGACTGGTTACGTCAACGTTTTCATATGGATGAAATGAATGATACCATTTAAAAGGATTCAGAAACTAGGACATACTAATATGTTAAACAAGAAGTTGTTTAATGTAAGCTGGATCCTTGGACGTTTTTGTAATTATGATTGTAGTTATTGTTGGCCCTATGCAAGAAGTAAAACACTTGATCATAGACCCTTTGAAGTTTACACAAGAACAATAGATGAAATAAAACGTCAAGCAAAAGCAAATGGATTTGACCAGTTTCATTTTAGTTTTAGTGGAGGCGAACCAACTACATACAAAAAATTTATAGATCTAGTTAATCACTATGAGGACTTTGAAAGTGAATATCTAAGCATACACATGACAAGTAATTGTAGTCCGGGTAAGCGTTGGTGGAAACGCTGGCTTGATGCAACACATTATCTAGATAGAAGAAGCATCACTGCAAGTTTTCATGCAGAATTTGCCGATGAAAAAGAATTTGGTGATAAACTTTTATATTTACAGGACAACGATGTCCTTGTAACAATCAATCAGGTAATGGTGCCTGAACACTGGGAGGAATATTATGAACGAAGTAAACGTTTTGGTGATAGGGGGCTTCACGTTACACTCAAGCCTCAGTCTGATCCTACTGCTAGTTTTGTCGTGGGCGGTTATACGGAAGAGCAAAAAAACATATTGCAACAGGACAATCAACAAACCACACCGCAAATCATCTTGCAAGATGATAATGGAATAGAGTATTGGATTGATCAAGCAGAAAGATTAAATGCTTATGGCTTCAATAAATTTAAAGATTGGAACTGTTGGGCAGGTTATCAAAGTTGTATAATACGAGAACCAGGCGGTGAAGTTAAACGTGCATATAGTTGCCATGATGAGCCTTTAGGCACGTTAGACGACGGATTTGAGCTGTTTAAAGCACCAATGCCGTGCGTTACTCCGACCTGTGTAAGTAGTGCTGATAGCAAGATACCAAAGGAGAGAGTCAATGTATAAAATGGTTGAATGGAATGAAACTTTGGATCTAGAAGAATTTTATCAGGAAGCAGAAAGAAGGGGTCATAGGAACAATGCAAATCAAAAATCTATGATTGATTGTTTTAAAAATGAAGACAAATGGAATGCGTGGATATTGTACAAACATGAAAAAGCTATTGGTAGTGTTGTTGCACATACATTTCCTGAAATGAATGGATATAGAATACTTGCAAGAACCTGTGTGTTGGATGGAGTGCGTGACGGAAAAGGATTAGGAACTGGTAGAAGATACATAGTTGAACATCAAAATTTAACAAGTCAATATTTTGTTCCGACTTGTATAGAGTGGTGTGGTGTAGATTCAGATATGTATGTAACCAGCAACAACGAAGAAGCAGGTTCACAGAGGTTAGTAAATAAAATATACTTTCCTTTGTTAGAAAAGCAAGGTGAATTTAGTAAAGTAAAGGAAATAAATTATAGAAACACAGAACAGATTGTTTGGAAACTAAACGCACATAAGTTTTTAGAAAATTTAAGAAAGTACCCATGTATAAAATAGAAGATATCAAAGCAATACATTTAGAAGTCACAAGTAGGTGTCAAGCAAAGTGTCCTATGTGTGCAAGACGTATCAATGGAGGTCCTTTGAATCCTTTTATGGGGTTAGATGAAATAAGCATAGACAAATTTATGGAATGGTTTCCAATAGACTTTATAAAACAACTTAATCATCTTGCAATATGTGGTAACTTAGGTGATCCTATTGTCGCAAAAGATACTTTGCCTATATACGAATATTTGAGAGAAGCAAATCCTACCATGACTTTACAAATGCACACAAACGGAAGTGGTAGAACTAAAGAGTGGTGGCAAAAAATTGCAAAACTACGAGTACAAACTGTTTTTGCAATAGATGGACTAGCAGATACTCATGCCAAGTATAGAATAAACACTGATTGGAAAAAAATAATTGACAATGTAATGACTTTTGTTGATGCTGGTGGAAAAGCAAGATGGGATATGCTAGTGTTCCAACACAATGAACATCAAGTTGAAGAGTGTAGAACTTTATCGCAAAGATTAGGTATGGAAAGTTTCACTATAAAACACACAACACGTTTTAAAGATGGTAAGTTTGATGTTCTTAATGAACAAGGACAAACAATAGATACATTATATCCAACAGAATTAAGTAAAAAGATGATGGGCAAGGTTAAAAAAGCATCTGCTGAACAGCTACCTACAATAAAATGCAAAGCAGTGAAGGATAGTATGCTGTATGTAAGTGCTTTAGGTAGTGTAACTCCTTGTTGTTGGTTAGATCAGCAGTTTTATCCGCATACACATGAGAATAGAATAGATTACATGAACAAAATTAAGGTTTGGCCTAACTTAAATAATACTACTATGAAAGATATATTTGCAAGTGGCTACTTTGACCTTATAGCTGGTTGTTGGAATACAACAGGCTTGAAAGAATGTTCAAAACAATGTGGCAGTTTTGACAAATTAAATGAACAATTCGTAGAAAGGACGTAAAATGATATTTTGGATAGGATTTACAGTGATGGTGTTGAATGAAGGATTTGTAATAATGCGTCATGTACACCCTTGGTTTGCTAACAAAAGAGATCATCTAATTGCAACGTATGGTGCGAAGTGGAAAAAGTTTCACGCAACACTTGATTACGTATGGATAGGTGGTGTCAGTTTAGGAATACTGTTAGATTTTTCTAATTGGAAATTATATGCAACAGCATTAGGAATCTTTTGGGGTATAGTTGCCGTAGGTGTTTACTTACCACTGTTAATAAAGAAACTTAAAAAATGAAAAAGAAAACACTTGCATACATAATTGGCGGTGAAGCTAGATTGGTAGCAGAAACGTTTAGACAAGATGAAATTTATCAACAGTTGTGTGAGAAGTACAAGGTGCATACGTATATACACAGTTGGACACAGCTTGGTAGATGGACCAAAGCGAATGAAAAGTATCGTTTTGGTACAAGGCCAGAAACCTCAAAGTTTTATCCGCCTGATTTTGAGATAGTAAAAAATTACAGGGAAGTTATCATGGAAGAGTATAGCATATACAATCCTAGGTTTATTGAAGTTGAAGATTATGATACATCTTTCAATGTTGAAAACTTTCCTTGTGGACAATATATTAGCAGGGCAAAAGCATTTAGAAGCATAGCTGGATTTAATTTAAAGAACGCAGAAAAATACGATTATGTTTGGTTAGGAAGATCTGATGCGGCGGGCAAAGGTCAGTTGCCAGAGTTTCAAAAAGGCAAAATACATTGTCCTGAAATAAGTTTTGATGACAACATTTTTAGAGCCGAAGATTGGTATTATGCAGGACCATATGATATGTTTAAAAATTTAGTTGTATGGGCAGATGATCCTATTACATCAATACAATCGATAATTAACAATCCTTGGATTATGGAATTAGGAGATAGAGTAAAGAATACACACGTTTGGCAAGCCATACTTACTGGTGATGCAGGAGAAAATATTTTTTTAAGAGATGAAATAAAATGGAAACTGTTAACTTACTAATACTTGATTACGATGGCACACTTGCAGATTGCAAGGAACTGCATCAACAGGCTTTTAGAAAGGCTTGTATGAAAGTGAATAACGCAATACGTTATACTGACGAAGAAGTAGAAGGAATGCCTACCTTTGTTAAGATTGATTATTTGAAAGCAAAAGGATATCAGTTTGACGAAACACTATTAATGGATCTTAAACAAGAATATACAATGAATGATATTAGCAAATATGTTAAGTTTGATCAAGAACTAAAAGATATATTTGTTAGATTAAGCAAAAAATATAGACTTGCAGTTTGTTCAAATGCTACTCGTAAATTTGTAGATAAAAGTTTAGCAATACAAAAGTTAGATATGTTTGAGCCTGTGTGTACAGCAACAGAACACAAACCTAAACCAGAAGTTGATATGTATTACAATGCCATGTATCATTACGGAGTATCGCCAATGCAAACAGTAATATTTGAAGATAGTCCACTAGGAATACAAGCGGCAACTTCAACCACGGCTACTGTAAAGCAAGTTAAAAATGTAGAACATTTAAAGGGGTTGTTGAATGAGTATTAAGTTAATAATGCCTATGGCAGGTGATGGAAACAGGTTCAAAGAAAAAGGATATGATATACCCAAGCCTTTGGTTCCTGTAAAAGGTATACCAATGTTTCAATATGCTGAACAACAGATAGGTATTGACTTTGATGAACGTATTTTTATAGTGCGTAAGGATCATAACATCACTGACAAAATTAAAGATTTATATTCTAATGCAACAGTCATAGAACTGGACCAACTTACAGAAGGTACTGCTTGTACACTTTACAAAGCCAAAGAACTATTCGCTGAAGGAGATAGTGTGTTTGTTAGCAACTGTGATCAAAGTGTTGCATGGGATAGCAACAAGGTTAGAATAATTATAGACAATGGTATAGATGGACTTATAGCAACCTTTACGTGTCCGGATAAAAATCCTAAATGGAGTTATGCAAAAACAGTTGCAGACAAAGTTGTAGAGGTTGCAGAAAAGAAAGCAATATCAGACAGAGCAACAGTAGGATATTATTATTGGCGTGATGCAAAACAAATGTTTAGGAACATAGATCAAATGATTGAAGCTAATGATAGGGTCAACAATGAATTTTACACTTGCCCTGTGTATAATTACACTATTAAGGAAGGTGCAAATGTGTGTGCATTTGATGTTGTTTCAATGCAAGGTATTGGGACACCAGAAGATCTAGAAAGTTACATAAATGAAAATTGATATTAATGACATAAAATTTTGGATGGATGCAATCCGCAACAGTGATGATAGAGATCGCACACTTGAAACTTTTTGGGGAGGGCAAATCAAAAGCAAGTTGTGGTTAATAGAACAACTTGAGAAACACAAAGCAATTAGAAACGCAGAATGTATCATACACGGAGGTTGGAATGGATTGTTGGCTTGTATGATATTCAATAGTGAACTTGGAATAAAACATATTACTAGCATAGACATAGATCCTAAATGTAAAGAAATTGCATCAACAATGAATAAACGTTATGAGATGGAAGGTAAATTTGAATCTGTTACAGCAGATATGTGTGAATATGAATACAAAACTAATCCTTATTTTGTAATTAATACAAGTTGTGAACACATAACACAGGAACAATATAACAAGTGGTTAGATAAAGTGCCAGGTGATGCACAGATTGTTTTACAAAGCAACAATTATTTCGAACTAGAAGAACACGTGAATTGTATGAAAAGTCTTGCAGATTTTGAAAGAAAAAGTAAATTAAAAGTTTCTGAAAAGATGGAACTTGAATTACCTAAGTATACAAGATATATGTTAATAGGAAGGAAAGATGACTAAAACTTTTTGCCCTTTGCCTTGGATACATTTAGCTACAAGACCTAATGGAGATGTTAGAGTGTGTTGTACTGCCAATGCCAGTGGTGCAGGTAAAGAAGATGAAAAGACAGCAGGACTTGTTAAGAAAGATGGTATAGCAATGAATTTGCGTGACCATACAATAGAAGAAGTGTGGAACAGTGAACACATGAGAAGAACAAGACTGCAAATGTTAAATGGCGAAGTGCCAAGCAGTTGCGTAAAATGTTTTAATGAAGAAGCAAAAGGTATAACAAGTAAACGCCAATGGGAAACTGAAGAATGGAAACAACGTTTAGACTTTAACAAACTTATTGCAAGTACACAAGATGATGGTACTGCACCTGTAAATATTCCTTACTTTGATCTTCGTTTAGGTAACTTATGTCAACTTAAATGTGTAATGTGTAGTCCACATGATAGTTCAAGTTGGATCAAAGAATGGAAACTACAATATCCACAGTATAAAAACAAAGATTTAATTGCAGATCAAGGCTGGGACGATCAATATGATTATACTTGGTACAAGAAAGGATCTTTTATAGATTCGATGAAAAGTCAAGCAAAGCACATACAGGAACTATACTTTGCAGGTGGTGAACCATTATTGATACCTGAACACTATGCAATATTAGAATTTATGGTTGCGGAAGGATATGCAAAAGACTGTAATTTAAGATATAATTCAAATGGTTTAGAATTACCAGACAAATTATTTCAGTTATGGGATCATTTCAAAGAAATTAGATTTAATTTTAGCATAGATGCTTACGGAACACGTAATGAATATATACGTTATCCAAGCAAGTGGTCGGACGTTGAAACCAACTTAAAAAGACTTGATCAAAATACAAAGGACAACACAGTTATCAATATTGCCTGTGCAGTACAATTATTAAATGCAGGGTACATAGATGAACTAGCTGAATGGAAAATGGATCAAGGATTTAGTAAAATCAATCCTTCAATGTTCGGCGGAGGAATAATAGGAACACATTTAGTCTATTTGCCATCATACTTGAACGTACAAGTTTTACCTAAATCAGCTAAAGATTGGATTAAGGAAAAAGTAGAAACTTTTATAGATAGACAAAAATTTAATTTAGAATTTAATCAACATCCGTATGGAGCACAACGTTGGCATGGTTTGTTAAAATACATGATGCAAGAAGACTGGAGTCACAAGTTACCAGCTTTACAAGAATATTTAAAAGTAACAGATGAAAGACGTGGGACAGATTTTAGAAAAACGTTTCCTGAACTAGGACAGTTTATATGAGAAAAATAATTGTAACAGGCAGTGAAAGTGTAATAGGAAAAGCTATAATGGAGGGTCTGTGGTGGTTTGTTGATGATTACGAGATAATAGGACTTGATAAGAAAAATGGTCAAGATGTGCTAGACAATCTTGAGCTGATAGCAACAGCAGACATACTGATCAACAACGCATATATTCCTGTAGATCAAAACGCATTGTTTATGGCTTGGTGTAAGACAAACAAGGACAAGGCCAAACTGTGTGTAAATATTAGCAGTCAAATTGCTAGTGCAGAAGATCCTAGCAAGTTTGCAACAGAACAGTATTACATAGATAAAAAGTATATGGACGAACAGAGTGTAGAGATAAACAAGAATCATTGGAAGTGCAAAGTTAGTGTAATAAGCCCTAACATCACTAAATCAAATTTATCTGAGCTAAACCTAGCAACGGGGCCTTTTAAAAAATGGGTTGAAAATTTATATAGTACCCACGAAAAAAATGGTACTTTGATAAAAGAAGAATCAATATCAAATTGTGTAAAATACATAATTGAAAGTTGGTTAGAAGGAACACACATTTCAAGAATAGAGGTTAGGAACCCATGAAACTAACATACAAAGATCCTGCAAAAAATAATTGGTTCCTAGTCAGTTGGACATTGTCTAACAAGTGTAATTATAGATGTGAATACTGTCCAGACATATTACATAATGGAAGTACAGGACAACCTCAATGGTCAACTGTAAAAAGATTTGTGCAAAACTTTAATTTAAAAGATAAAAAAATTTGTTATAGATTAAGTGGAGGAGAACCTACTTATTGGAAACACTTTATTGATCTTGCAGAACTTGTTAAAGAAGAAGGTCACAAGTTTACCTTTATAAGTAATGGCAGTCAAAGTCCTGAGTATTTTAAAAAGATTGCTCCTTACACAGATGGTATGATGTTAAGTTATCATAAAGCATACGCAAATCCTGAACATTTCATAAAAATTATAAATGAAAGCAAAATAGAAACTGTGATAAACATGATGTTATTGCCTTGTGACTTCGAAGAAATTTTTGCACTTGCTGAAAAAATTTATAGCTCAACTGCAAGAGCTAGTATAGTTCCTAAGGTTATAGTTGACAAAACAAGTTCTGAAAACATCACAAATGAAGTTATGACATACACAGAAGCACAAAAACAATTAATTAAAGATTGGCCTTTTTCACGTAAAGTAAATGATGAAGAATTACATAGGGGTGCTATGATGTTAAATGATGAAGTTGTAAATGCTAATGATTTAATATTGCAAGATAAAAACAAGTTTAGTGGTTGGAACTGTTGGGCAGGATTACACGGAGTCAATATAGATATGTGGGGAAATATGTATAGGGCTGACTGTCAGTTTGGCGGAGCAATAGGAAACTTAGAAAGATACAAACTGCCAAAGGAAAAAATACTTTGTGGCAAAGAAAGATGCAGTTGTTTAAGCGACATATACATAAGGAAAGAAAATGAAAAAGTATAAAATTGGATTAATTCAGGCAGTTATAGTTTTAGTGCCAACATACTTGGTAGCATATCTCACAGATAAGATGGTTTATACCATTCCAATGTTAGCGGCCGCAAGTTTTATTGCCGCATCATTTAGTAAAGACACAACTACTAAACGTATTGATGATATCTCTAAAGAAGGTAAAGATTAATGAAAATATTAGTTACAGGTAATCCAAACTATGAAGGACTATGCAAAGGTATATACGAAGCATACAATCATAATTTTGTAGAATTTATAGGAAGATGGAATGGTTGGGATCTTACAGATTATGAAAAGGTAGCAAATTATGCCAAGTCATATGATGTATTTGTTAACAGCCAATACGGTCCTAACGGAGAACAAGTTGAGATGTTAGATGCTGTATACGAAAAGTTTGATAGCGGACACATAATTAACATAAGCAGTACAAGTTCTTACTGGGGTGATGGTTACAGTCCTAAAAATTACGTCGAAAATAAAACTTTGCTTGACGGAAGAAGCAAAAGGTTAGCAAAAAATGTATGCTGGGGTGACAGTAAAATACGGATCAGTAATATTGCTTTTGGTCAACTAAACAGTCAAAGTCAAAAAAATAAAGATGATAATAGACACAAGATAAGTTTGCTCGAAGCAGGAAAATATGTGAAGTGGGTAATAGATTCACCTCGTGATATTAATCTACATTATATCGCTTTGGATCCTATCCAAACAGGGGAGTAAGTTCTGGACAATGATCTAGTACTTTTGTGTTTCTAATTTTATCTAAATCATTTGTGTAGTTTATAAAAGCATCAATATACTTAGGTGCTTGTTCAGATTGTGTATAATTTATCTTAGGTAATTTAAAATCAATCTTATCTAATATCTCGTTAGGCAAAACTCTTGGATTCAAATAAGGAGGGGCTGTAACCACATTGTTGAAATATATTTCCCAGTTGTCTTTTTTGTTTTCTTCAAACCACCAATGTATTTTATCAAGGTGTGCTATGTTGTAAGCCATCACAGTCACAGCAATAATTATTCTATCAAAATCATATTGTTTTAAATTTTCATTTAGTTGTTCAAATGTAAAATTTTTTCCGCCTCGAATGTATTCATATAAACCATCTGTGCCTTCCAAACTCACAGTCCATTTTGTTTCCTTGTATTGTTTGGCCAATTGAGCGACTTCTTCATCTACTATTGTGCCATTAGTAGTCCAGTCTATAGTTATGTTCTTTGCTATTCCTAAATCAATAAATTTTTTAAGTATCAACTTATTTGCAGGTTCCATGTAAGGTTCGCCACCTTTGATGCTAAGATATCTCAAGTTCATGAATGGTGTTGGATCCTCAAACAGTCTAGCAACTATTTCATCGCTTTTATTGGTGTATCCGAATTCTGGATCATCTATTCTACGTCCATAGGGGTTACCGTTTTGTGCTAATTTAAGATCATCTTTTACCCAAGCACTTGAATTTATTCCATCGCACATTCTACACTTTAGGTTACAGATATTGCTCATATTGAATTCCAAAAAGTAGATATCTGTGAAGTTTTTGGAGTAATCATAATTGGTATTTTCTAGCATTGGATTCAAAATATCTTTGAAAAATAATCTCCTGCTATGACCCACAGAGAGCTCTTTTAAAGCACATTGTTGACACTCGGGCGGTAAGTGGCCCGCTCTTATTGAATCACGTGTGTATGACGCTGTATAGCTGTTTAAAAGGTCATTTAAAGACGATTCTAGCACGTTTCCGTAACGTTTTAAGTACACACCATCAGGTACTATGTCACCATTAAAACGTACCAAAATACTATGCCATGGTGCGAAGCATTTCATCGTATTTTTCTCCAAAAGCTGATCGTAGATCGCTTTCCATTTTTGTTTGAATTTCCTGTGGTGAATATATTCCTACGTTATCCCAATCTACAAGATAAGTGTTATCTCCATCTAAAAGTATATTGCTTAACACCCAATCATAGTGTGCATATGGCAAAGTTTGATCTAATGTTTCATTACAAAAAGTGTATATCCTTTTAAAAAATTTTGGTGTGTGTGGCACTTTGTTTGCCGGCGTGCCAGGTACTATATGATAATCTATGAACATACTATTTTTTGTTGTGCCATAATCTAATACATATCCTGGTATCACTTTGTCTAAAATAGATATGTGTTCTTCTAAAGCAAACTCATCATGGATATACCAAACCTTACGATATCTATCATCTAACTTGTAAACTTCTCTTTTCTTTTCTATATTCTTTTTAATTAATTCCATAGTATCCTGCCACTTCTGGTAAGTATTCCTTGATGCTACAACCTCTATTTTTATCTAACACACCTATCCACTTTTTAAATTCTTCCTGCTTTTCAATACTTGTAGGGTGATTCATCCAGTAATCAAAATGTGCAATATTATCTTTCATTGCCTGTGGTGCATTTTTTATGTGTAGACAATCTGGAGTCATTAGCAAGTTATCAAATATTTCTAATTGGTTTGCCTGTGCATATTCAACATAGTCATCATATTCTAAAACATTCATTATTTGCACAGTAGGACCTAAACTTACATCAGCTACCTCTCTAAATTTATTAAGGTTGTATTCTACAACGTCCCAATTACTACCCCAACGTATGTAATCATTTGTTCTGCCTATACCATCAATGCTAAAGTTCATGTTCACACGTTCGAATCTTTTAAGTTCATTAAAAACTTTCGGATTAAACAATGTACCATTAGTGTTAAATCTTACTTCAACTGATGGATCTAGTTTTGCAAGAAACTTGTTTAGTCCTTTCACCATCATAGGTTCACCACCTGTAAGATATACTTCTCTTAAATTAGGATTACGTGCTAATGTTTCTCCCTGCTCATCTGTATACCAGTTGTATAAGCCATAGTCAAACCAACCCCATGGGCTTTCGCCTTTTGCCTTTAGTTCTTTGTGTTCTTCGTACAAACTACTAGAACTACCTGGGTAACACATGGTACAACGTAAATTACATTGGTTTCCAAACCTTATATCCAAATGACTTATACCAGGACCATATTCTCTTGGTCTTTGACGCATACTTGGTCTACCAGCTTCTTCCATCAGCTGACATTTTTTACAAGCATCTGGCCATTCATTGTTAGCAAGTTGCTCACGTGCTTTTGTAGGTGTTTCACTTGTTAACCATTGTTCTGGAGTCATTTGTTTTATGTTTTCTTTGTTTGTCTTTTCATTACTAATGCAACACAAACGAAACTCGCCATCAGGGCGTATCATTACTTGATGATCTAAATACTTACACCTCACCGCAAGTTACCTCACAAATTTTAAACCTATTTTCACTAGACCAACTTTCAGGCAGATCTTGTGCAAAGAAAGGACTGTCTAATATAACTTCCAAAGGCATATCATTTACATTAAGCCAATCTACTTTTGATACTTCTTGTGCATAAGGGCTTTCTACTTCTCTTGGATATCTGTCAGATAGCATATAGCAACAAGGAAATACTTCACCAACATGGCTAACTTGTATTTTTCTTTTCTTTTGCCATTTACAAGTTATACATGATTTCTTGAATCCATCAGCCAAACTGCCATGTTTTTGTTTCAAATCTTGTAAACGTTTTAAATTATCTAGTTTGCTTGTATCGTATTTTATTGTACGAGCTTGTTCCCGTTTGTTGGCTTTAAATTTTTCTATTGCTTTATTAACCATACTATTCATAGCAGTAAAAGTATGTCCACCATTTATATCAAATTTTGCAAATCCCATTTTTTTACTTAATTCTTCTGCTTGTTCTAATTGATGTGCATTGTGTTCAAACACCAACATACGCCATCTTCCTAATCCACCTGCGTCTAAAAATGCTTGGGCGTTTTCCATTACCTTATTCCATTTAACATTTCTTCTGTAAAGATGATTTGTATCTTCTAAACCGTCTATGCTAAAAACTACATGAGTTGGAAATGGAAAGTCTTTTAATTTATTTGCTAGTTCATCAAAGTATTTAGGCTGTCTCATACCACCATTGGTATGTATATGGATAATAGGTTTTTTGTAGTTTTTTAAATAATCCAAACATTCAAACAAGTGTGGACTTACCAAAGGATCTCCATATGATCCATTGAATACAATCTGATTGATGTTTCTTAAAACATTCTCACTGAACAGATTTTTGAATGTTGCAGGACTCATATGTTCAAGAGGCATACGTGGATTTACTTCTACTCCACCTAAATTTCTTGAACAGTTACCACACATAGCATTACAATGAGCAGTAAAATCTACTGTAATCGTATCTATATCTTCTATATCCAAATACATGATAAGTATATTTAACTGAATTATAAGGTAGTTTAATGGATATAGAACATACAAAAACCCTGGAAACATTCTGGAAAGAACACAAAAAAGACGTAAATTTTTTATACCAAGATGTATTTGACCCAATGTGGTTAGTTGAAGAATCGCACTGGCCTTTCTTTAAACTATCAGCACTGGACAATCAACCCTGGGCTAAAATGCACAACGAAGCAGAAAGTTTATTAGAGTCTTTTCATGATCATAGAGACGATTATGGCTATGGTTGGAAGAGCTTAACAATACATGGATTAGATGATGATACTCAAACATTAGACAGTTATGGTGATAGAGACAAAGTAATTAAACAATTAGATTGGACATGGGTAGCAGACAAGTGTCCTACTGTGAAAACTTTTTTAAAAGATGTATGGCCTATGGAGTATCTCAATAGAGTAAGATTTATGTTGCTGGAACCAGGAGGATATATTTTGCCTCATCAAGATAGAGATGCAAAAGAAAAAAGATTAAGTGTATGCAACATAGCCTTAAACAATCCTGATGACTGTGAATTTATTTTTAAGGATCATGGAGTCGTGCCTTTCCAAGATAAAGGCGGTGCGTTTTTAATGGACATCAGCAACGTTCATGCAGTATGGAACAAAAGTGATGTACCAAGGATACACATGATAATACATGGTGAAGTTGGTAGAAGATTACGTGATATGTTTTATGTGTTAAGACAAAGTTATTATACTAATAGGGGATAAAATGTTAACTTGGTTTTTAGTAGGAATATTAGCTGGCTTGTTCATTAGATGTACTTGTAAGCCACACAAATCTGTTGACGACAAGTTCAAAGATCCTTGGAACTGGACAGGGTTCGGAGGCGGTTAATGAAAGACTGGAACAGTTTAACACACGATAGATACTATGAGGATCATAAATCAAATAATCAAGTAGGCATAGGCATACTTAATATTTCAAGAGATATAAAAAATGAATTTGTAAGTAAACGTTGTTTAGAAATGACTTACTTTTACATCAATAGAATGATGAAAATGAAAGTTGCAGATTACGTTGGCAGTTGGCACAAGGTTGAAAACATTCTCGAAAACAGTCTTGCAAAAGGACATGAATATTGTATAGTGGCCGCACAAGGATTGTTGCTTTATAGGGGTCCTAATCTAGTAGAACAAAGTTTAAAATATGCAAAAGAAAATCCTAACTTCTTTGTTTGTGGACACATCATGGACAAAAAAGGACAAAATCATTATGCAACCAAAGGAGCATATCCTGGTTTGCATAGGCAGTATCTTTTTGTTAATCTAAAAGTTTGGGAGCAACTTGGCAAACCTCCTTTTGATGAACTAGGAATATTTAGAGACAGAATGCCTAAGTTACAAAATTTTAAATTAAGTGAAGAAAAGATTCATGCTGAATATACACCTGCTTGGATTGATACTGCTGAAGGAGAAAAACATTGGGCAAAAACATCAGACGGTAGTAATTGGATTGATATTGCTTTAAGGTCAAATATCAAAATTGATAATCTAACAAATGACATGAGGGCTTGTAAAGTATTTCTTTATCCATATAACAAATCAGACATTCTTTCAAAGAGCTGGATACAAAAAGATTATTGGCAAGTTGAAGAATTAAATTATAATCAAAAGGCTTGGTTACGTAAATTAGACCAACAGGAAAAGATAGAAAAGGATCGTGTTTATGCTTTTAATACAGAAACTTTATCTGGCGAAGGTAAACGCACAGAAAACATTGATCATTTGTTTAGTGTGGCCGCTGGATTCAAACCTTTGTCTATATTAAACACAAATGGATTCAATGATAACACAAAAATACATTACTTTGATTGGTGCGATGCAAGTTTATTATATAAAAGAGACCTTATAGAAACGTGGAATGGGGTCGATTTACACCTGTGGCTGTTGGAACATGATCTAAAGTATAACTTTGCCTCAACGTATAGAGGCAATTACGAGCCATTTTGGCAACAAGAATTACAAGACTTTGGTGGTGCTGAAGCATTTAAAAAACTATGGGATAGGTATGTAAACCTTGAACACAATTATTACAAAATAGATATTGTAAACGAACCCACAAACCTTTTTAATATTATCAAAGCACAGGAAGGCAACAAAGTTTTATGGACTACCAATGTATGGTCAAGTGAAATGTTGCATTGGAATCAAGGTCCAGATCAACTTAAAATCAAATGGAACAAATTTAAAAGTTTGGTACCTGATGATTTAATTTTGTATGGTGATGATTATTGTGCTATTGATATGCGTCAAAGCATACGTGACAATTTAAATATAAGTTATCCTGAATTTAATTAGTGTAAGTCTACCCAGCTAACACCAGTACGTACTTGAAGTTTGTTTGAGGTTGTGTTGTAGATAACCATACCAGCACTTACTGAACTTAATGCGTCTCTTTGCACTTCTGTTAGGTTAGCAAATTTTACTGTACTTGAGAATATTGCATCTCCGTCAACGTCTAGCACGGCAGTTGCAGTTTGTTTGTTTACACCTAATCTACCTTGTGAATCAAATGTTAAGTATTTTAGATCTGGTGATGAGTTTGAACCTGCTTGGGTTACAACCTCCATTTTACCTTTCATTGTGTCTGTGCCAATTGGTGAGTTATTTGGATCTACTCTCCAAGCAATACCACCTGACTCAACAATGTTAGTTGTGCCTGTGTCATAACCTTGGAAACTTAACTTACCAATGTATTGACCAGCCACCATTGCATTTGGTGTTACTAAATTATCTTTGAATCCTCTGAATACTAATGCAGTTAATGGATCAAAAGAACTGTTTGTCTTACCAAATATTTTTAAAGCACTACCACCTGCTGAGTTATCATTGATTGTCATCGTGGTTGGTACACCAGCTGTCTTGCTTGATATAAAGAAGTCAGCCTGTAGTGCTGATAGTGTATCACTGTTGATACTAATTAATCCGTTGTCTAATCTTACAGTACTGTTGACAGCATCAACTAATATTGTTGAATCATCACCTGCTATCGTACCTTTGAAGTTTCCTGTTATACTTCCAGCAGTTATACTTGGAGCCGCAACTGCTCCAGTAAATGTTGCCGCACCTGCATTGATTTCTTTTGATGTTGCATTAAAGAAACTTGTATTATCAGTTGCCTTAACATCACCTTTGAATGTACCTGAAGCATTAATGGCTCCAGTTGCCTTGTTTACTATTACAGTTGAATCATCACCAATTATATTTGCATTTACACTTCCAGCATCAATTGTATCTGTAATGTGTAAAGATCCAAAGTAACCTTGGTTCCATCTTAATGTTGCAGATCCAACATTTCTTGCACTATCAACATCTGGTAAAATGTGTGATTCTACTTTTGCAGTTAAATTTAATGTATCAGAGCTGGCGTCACCTACTGTTAAATTACCGCCTAAAGTTAAGTTTCCATCAGCAGTAATATTACCTGTTACTGTGATATTTCCAGTTGTGTTGATGTTACCTGTACCAACTAAATCAAAATTGTTAAGTGAAAGATTTGACCCTAATGCGGCGCCGGCTGTATCAACAGGATTACCACCCTGTGTAGTTCCGTCTCCAACAAATAGCTTTTTGGTGTCTGTAGTATAGATCAATTCACCATCTGCTGGTGTAATTAATGCTCTTTGTGAGTCTGTTCCTCTTCTTAATTTTAACGCCATTTATTACATCTCCTGGATCTGTTATATGTATTTATACCAAATAAGCATTTTACTTGCGGCGTTTTAGAAAGCGATTCGTGGACTTCTGTACGTCTTTTTTGACCCTATCAGTGTCTAGTTTAAAGTCCACGTGCTTGATACTGCTATCATATGTATGAAACAGCTCTCTGAGTGTTTTTTCTAGTTGTTTAGCAGGGTTCTTATTAACGTCTACTGCTATGTCCCATTGTTTACCGTTATTAAAACGCACCCTTAAAGAGTGTAAGTACTCTAGCGGTATTGCTCGAACATCAACGTCCCCGAATACATCGGGCCATTTGTTTACAACTTCTGGTGGAAGGCCTTTTGTTTTACGCCTTGCCACTGGATTTCCCACTTTTACTTGGGTCTAAATCCTCGGCCTGCTTTCGCAATTCAGTTGCTTCTTTAAACAGTCTATCAGCATCTGCTCTCATATTGTTTGCAAGTTGCTTATCTGTAAGCGGTTGTTCTTTTGCCGCTTCTACAGTTGCACTTGCTTCACCTGATGGAACAGTTTCAGCAGTAGCTATTGTGTCAACTGAACTTCCTCCAACTGCCAAATCAGCTACACCTACTCCTTTTTGTTCAGCGATCATTTTGTTAAGCTCGTCTAAACTTATTGTGGATGCGGTGTCTGGTGTCATTTCAACATCACTTGTAGATACTTTAGTTAGTTTACCAGTAAGATGGAATGAGTTTAACATCATGCTACCATCACCTAGTGGTGTTCTTTGCATCGCATCAGCAAGTTCGTCAGCTGTCTGTCCAGTGTTGCTTTCGATCAATGTCATTAATTTGTCATGATCAGCATCTTTGATATTTTCAGTTTGAACAACCAATGCACTATGTGGATCACCTGGTATTGTTCTGAAAACGACAGCAACTTTTCTTCCTGTCTCTTTCATTCTTCCTATGTGCTTCATATTAGCCATTTGCTTTGTCTCCTTCAGTAGGAGCAGTTGCTGGCGCAGGTGCGTCAGGTTGCTTTGCTACTTGTTGGTTTTGAATTGAAGTTAAAAAGGTATCTAACTTATTAAAAGTCTTACCTACTGCTTCAAGTTCGTTGGCTTTGAAAGCCCCACGACTTTGTGCAACTTCAATAATAGTTTTTATAACACCAAGGTCTTGAACTGTTAGTTCAGTTGCCTGCGGTGCTTGTCCCGTCTTTGCATCACCCGTCGGTGCGGCCATAGTCGGTTGTGCCGGCTCAGTTACTGGAGCCTGTGCAGTTTTGTTTTCATCTGACATTTATGTCTCCTATTATAATAGTATAATTATATACCTACTTAATACTTATTAATACTTCAAATGTGGACAGGCTAACATGAAATATGAAAGCTCTCTTTCATTTTCAAAACCAATTCTCATTTGGTTCTTATATTGGTTTTTGGAATCCAATACCATTGTTTTGCCTATGTGATATCTGCCTTTAAGATTTCCTTCAATCCATTTTCTCATTGAATCTTCTAGATTGTATTGTTGTTCTATTTCAATATATTCAAAATGTGGTGCCTGATACTTGACCTCACGAAGTCCAAAAAAGTTTAGTGCATTTGGTTTCATATTAAAATACCAATACGTTAATGATTATTAAAGAAACAATCAAGAGTGCCGTGTAGTCCCAATATGGAAATTGATCCATTAAGCCCTCTTCTTCTCGTCATAATGACAAGTGATACCAAATGGTGCCTGTAAGTTCTTGTCATGATGTGAATGAATTACAAATACTGTATCACAGTAATTATCATCACCCCAGCTATCCCAAGGATAACCATCTGTAAACATTATGAACCTTTTAGGAAGTATATCATTTTCTTTCATGTATTCCCAGTTGGCATTAAAGTCTGTACCACCGCCACCAGTAACTTTGTATTCACTCAGTTCACTTCCGTTGTCGGCAGTAAAATCTTGTTCATTGTAAACGGCTGTATCAAAGCACCATAATTTAATGTTATAGTCTTTGTACTCTTGCATGATACCTTGTACTTCACCTAAGAAGTCTTCAGCTTGTTCGTTACCAATTGAACCTGACATATCAATTGCAATACAAATATCAATAGTTTCGTCAAACTGCATACCAGGAAGGATTGCACCAGTGTGCCAACCTCTTCTGCTAGGACGAGCAAAACTGTAATCATTTCTGATTGTACTTTGTATTTGTTGTCTAAGTATTTCTCTCCAATTCATCTTTGGTTCAGTAAGATTCTTAATCATTCTTTCAATTTCTTTAGGAGTCTTACCTGCACCAGCGGCCTGTGCCGCAGACATCATGTTCTCTTTTATTTCATCTCTAATCTTAGAAAGTTCTTCTTTGCTATAAGACGGCTTACTACCTTTGCCATCTTTACTACCAGACTTGCTTTGACCATCACCTTTTTCCCAATCAATGTGTTCGTCAAGTAGTTTACCTAATTGTTTTAATTCTTCTTTGTCAGCTTTCTTGTAAAGCTCATCATATACTGCTTCTGAAGTCCAACCTTCATATTTAAAGTCTTGGTATATAGGAATATCTGCAGGTTTTTCACCTATGCCGTCTCTTACAAGTGTATTGTTTACGATATAGTCTGCGGCAATGTTATGAAGCATAGCATCTCTATCTTCACGTCTTGTCATATGGTCATATACACAATGAAGTATCTCATGTGCAATTACAAATTCAACTTCTTTGTTAGACATCTTTGCAAAGAATGGAACACTATAAAACAAGTGTCTACCATCTGTTGCGGCAGTAGGACACCAATCTGTTGCTTCTTTAATAACAAGCCTTGTAGCCATGTTACCAAAGAAAGGATGTCTAAGTAATAGTCCTACCCTTGCTACGATAATTTTATCTAAAACTTCTGCTCTTAGTTCGTCTGTAATTTCAACTTCTGGGGCATTTTTAATCTCTTCCCATCTGTCTAATACTTCTTGTTCTTTTGTTGATATATTAGTTGTCATTTGTGCCATCTTTTCCTAATTGTTATAATACTATTATATGATATTTAATTGAGTTTGTCAACCAAAAAGAGTGGGGGAAAACCGAAATTTTCCCCCTAGTATTCCAAAATATTGGATTACTTCTCCTGTGCGGCTTTAATATATTTGCCATATTTTTCATGGAACTCATCAAAGCACTCAACCTCATCTGGGTCGATTGGAAGTTGATATTGTGTAAGAGCTAACTTGATACCCATAACAACTAGTTCAGTATCAAAGTTGTCCATCGCAAAACGTAAAAAGTTATTGACTTTGTCATCAAACTTCTTATCGCTCTTATCACTGGCTTCCTTCAGCTCGTAACATAAAGATACAGTTAAGGAATACATGGCACTGATTTCTTTTGTATCTAAAGTTTTAACCTTACCAGCCAATACATCAGATGGATTAGGTAATTGAGCTGACACTTTTCTGTGTGCCATAAATTTAACGGCAAGTCCTTCGCCGACTGAACCACTAACAAGATCTGTTGTGGTTGCTTCATCGTCATCATCTTCCAAAAGCTCGGAAACAAATGACCATGAACGAGGTGTTGCAAAAGATCTACTTGGACTCTTAGGATCAAAGTCATACAAGTCTTTCTTTGCAAAAGTCAAGTAACCTACTACATCCTCATGGATGCTATTCTTAACTGCCCAGCTAAACCAATCATCAAAGTCCACTTTCAATTCTAAGTGTACAAATCTGTTTGCCAACGGAGCAGGCATTCTGTAAGTTACACCTTTATCTGCTTCTCTGTTACCAGCGGCAACAATCAAAACATTGTCAGGTAATTTATATGTACCAACCTTCCTGTTAAGGATAAGTTGATATGCCGCGGCCTGTACTGCCGGAGCGGCTGAATTCATTTCATCTAAGAACAATACAATCTTCTTGTACTTCTTAGCCATTTTAGCATCTGGCAATTCTGCCGGAGGTGCCCATTTCATTGTGTTATCGTTTGCCGCATAATAAGGAACACCTTTAATATCTGTTGGTTCCCATAATGACAAACGAACGTCAATCATATATGCGTCAATGTCTTCACTAATCTGTGAAACAATGTCGGACTTACCAATACCTGGAGGTCCCCATATAAAGATTGGTCTTTGTTTATTGAATGCCCTTAGGATGCTTTTCTTTGCATTGTTTGGGCTAACTTGTCTTACTGCGATGTTTTCCACTTTGTACTCCTTTGTTTAGTTTTTCAGTGCCATACTTTATTTCTAAGTATGTATATATAATAGCACCTATTACTCAAAAGGTCAACCGGAAAATGTATTATTTTACCAAAAAAGAATCCAATAAAATCAAGGGTTTACTGATTCATCTGTCCGTTTTAATGCTTTAGCCAAACCATATTTACGAACATCGCCACTGAAAAGATGCAGTTCGAGTGCCTTCTTTTCATTCGTTACAGTCAATCCTTTGTTTGTTAGGAAGTATGGACAGTCAATAAACTTGTCCAAAAATATTACAACCTGTGTTGTAATTTTAAAATCTGGTGGAAAAGGAATATCATATGTTGCAAGTTCTAATTTTTCCATTAAGAATAACATACCCGCTTCAGTAAGACGCAAACCACCACTGTCTTTTTCTCTGGTATTCTGCCACCATACTGGCATATATTCTGCAAGGGAACTTTCGCTTATTGCAATACCGGCCTGTTTCAAGAATACCTTGGTATAGGTTTCTTTCCAGTTCATTATTCTTCCTTGACTGTTTCGCCGGACGTGAGCTTGACTACTGTGAAATCTTTGACATCAAACAATTCATTTAATTTGTTTGCTAGATTAAAAGCATGACCTGGGTTTGAAAATGACACTTTTTTATATTTAGGTCCTGGATAGTTTGTCAGTGTGTTAGAGCTTTTTAAATTAAAAGGTTTATCCTTATAAAATACTGCCCAAATGGCTTCCGCATCAAGTACCTGTTCGGACTTGTAAGTTTTTCTATTAATGTTTTCTAAAACAACTGTTGGTTTAGGTCTACTCATATTAACTTCCTTATACTAATATTTATCTCAGTAAAGGAGTAATATACGTAGTTTATTGGATTATGCTACCAGTTCTTACCACCATCTACGGTAACA